ATGGCGCGAAACCTGGTGGCTCCCCCGATTGGACTCGAACCAATAACCGTCCGATGGATGGGCATGACAGCCGCTACCAGCGGGAAGCCCGACCAAAAGGTATTAATCATGCCCCCTCTCGCAGGAACCATCAAGGTAACTAACAGTTCGATAACTAAACGTAAAAGAGATAGCGGTACGACCGTACCGATAGTAAATGTTCACCCTGTGTTTAATCATCCATATGTCCTCCCAGGCGACTGGGAGGATGCGGTCGGGGCATGGACGACATGGCTTCGCATCTCAGGTATCCCATCAACCACAATTCGCTTGCGGCGCGGGCACATTCGTAAGGTGGCGCGCAACAGCCTGACGGCAGGACCAGCACACGTAGACCTAGCCGTCCTGGTCAGAGTGTGCAGCGAGCACCAGTGGTCGAACGAGCACCGCCGAGGCATCCGACGCTCGCTCATCATGTTCTTCGACTGGGCCATCGCCGAAGGGCGCGTTGACGGCAACCCCGCAATTGGCTTGCCCAAAGTTCCTGGCGGTACGCCTAATCCCCGCCCCTGCCCGGAGCACATGTGGGCTGAGCTGGTGAGAACTGCGCCGCCTCGCGAGAAGATGATGGTGCGGCTAGCCGGGGAGCTCGGAATGCGTCGGGCCGAGGTGGCAGTGTGCCACCGCAATGATCTCCTCAGGGACGCCACGGGTTTCGCGCTGGTGGTACACGGGAAGGGAGGTCGGCAACGGCTGCTCCCAATCACCGATGACCTTGCCAATACGATCATCGCGTTCTGCCCTGGCGGGTACCTATTCCCAGGCCAGGAGAACGGGCATCTATCAGCGCACTATGTCGGGAAGCTGATCGGAAGTCGTATGCCGCAGGGCTGGTCGATGCACAAGCTGCGTCACCGCTTTGCGACCTTGGGGTTGGCGGCTACCGGTGATCTTCTGGCAATGCGTGATGCCCTCGGACACGCCAGCGTCGCTACCACGCAGCTTTACACCGCGACGTACACAGGAAAGGTCCGTGACATCGTCGAGGCCGTGGCGGCTCCCCTGCCTCCGCACTTGACGTCGGTCAAGACGTACCAGAGCGTGTAACTGTACGAACTGTCCCTCCGCCCGAGGCCCGCACTTCTGCGCGGGCCTCGGGCGCCGATAGGAACGGGGCCTGCGGCTCCGGCGGGACGACCGTTCCGTCCGGCCGGATCACTCGGTACCCCAGTACCTCTTCGCCGCCCACTGCGCGCGAGCGACTGCTACCGCACCCGCAACCCACTAGACCGCCCTCGCCGCCAACTTCTCGCCGATCTGCTCGCGCACCGACTTCGGCGCCGGAACCACTTCGCGGACACGCAACATCGCCTTGTCCACCTCCGAGACGTGCGCCGCACGCGCCGCGGCTTCCTCCGCCGCCTGGCTGGCCGCAGAGAGCCGCTCCATTCCCTTCACAACTCCCGCGGCCACCGCATCCTGTATCTGGTCCGCTCGTAGCGTCGCTCCCCTGGTGGTGCCGATCTTGCTGGAGAGCCGACCAGAGGCCACCATCGCGAACGGCAATCCGTCATCGTCGGTCGTTCCGCCGGCACGGACGTTGAACCCTGGCGTATTCACCGCCAGCGCGGCGACCAATTCAAGACCCTGGCCGAAGTTGCGCCAGTCGCCGGACAACGGAGCGGACAGACCCATCTCGATCTGTTCGGGTGTGGCCCAGGGCGCCGCGACGCCGGAGAACCAGATGCCGTGCTTGTCCTCGCCGACGCGCACGAGTGCGAATGCAGATCCGGCGTTGTCGTAGTGCGCCGTCGCTGGAATGCCCGGAAGTCGGGTATCCGCGTGCCCGCATCCCACAGTGAGGCGCCCCACGGGCAGCCTGGTGCCGTTGTCCAGACGTACGGCTGGGCTGGTGTGGAACTCGCGATACCCTGAGTTCGACCGAGGCACCAAAGTGCATGACTCTTGGACACTGCGGTGGCAGGTGCCGAAGGCTGCGAGGTGGCCATAGATGCGACCGTTTTCGTCGATGGTCGGCAACGTCAGACCCGAAAGCTTGGGGTCCTCGAACATCCGGTGGTCGTATACCTTTGGAGCGAAAGCCTGCTGCGCACTGGCCACGAGTGCCACCTCCCTGGGGCTACGCTCGGCATCGAGATGGACGCGAGTATCGAAGGCTGGCGTCGAAACCATCGTCGCGCCAAGCAGTTTGGCCTTCGTGAAGTTGTAGTACAGCTCTCCCTCCCCGAAAAACAGAGCATCGAAAATGGCGTCATCGTCCAGTTCGTTGCCGTCGGCGTCGGTGAAGGTGTAGTCAGCCGCGCCAAGATCAACCGATGGGTTCGAGACACCGTGGGCGTTCTGCATCGCCATCTCGTCGGCCTCGGGAGTGTTCAGCAGGTACCCACTGGCCAGCAGCTTGTCGCCCTCCACTCGCGCGCTCTCGATGACGCCAACGGTGAATGAGTCGTCATGGCCGCCCTTGGACTGGCGGCACCACATGAGCGGCTGCGGGAACGACCGGAACGACATCTCGATGTCTTTCGCGAACCGACGGCGGTCGTCGGTGTTCTCGCCGATCGGAGCGAGCGCCTGATCGGTGAACGTCCGGAACATCTCGGGGTCATCGGTGTTGGTCACCGTCACGATCGGCGTTCCGGCGGTGAGCGACTCGTCGGGTTGGAGATTCACGCCGTCAGGTAGATCCTCGACGTGGATGACGTTCCCGGCCTTGTTCGCCAGATCGCTGGGCTTGATCTTCACGTGTCCTCCTGGGGTCGGTGCGACGGTAGCGCCGTGCGGTGCTTAGGCATCCACCACATCTGCGGTCAATTGGGCCCGTACCTGGCGCTTTACCTCGGCACGGAGCACTTCTGAGTCGATGCCGTTGGCCGCGGCGAAGTCGTCGTCGAGGATGTCGTCCCACCCTCGAATCAGTTCGGCCACTTCTGCATCCGCGACGGGTTCCATCACCTTGTGAGCGCGATACATGGGTATTCCCCGAAGGCGATCCAGCTCGTCACGGGAGCGGCCTCGGCGCCGCTTCGCGGCCAGTTCCAGCGCGCGACGGACGAGGAGTTCGACGATGCCGCCGGCGTCCTTACCGACCGAGTCCTTCCTGCCGCGCTTCCCCTGGTCGTAGCCTGGGCCCTTATCCTCGGTGTCGGGGTCGTTGCCTTCATTGGTGGAACTCGAATTCCCGCCGCCATCATCGGACTCCGAACCGCTGTCCGCGTCCGGGCCGGGATTGAGAGCCGGGAAGTCGATCGCCTGGACCGAGTTGTCCAGCAGTGGTAACAGCGTGGTGATCAGCGCTGGTTCCTGAGACACCTTGTCCTGTGCCCATAGTCGCCAGCCATCGATCGTGGTGAAGTCGTATCCGGTGTTGCCAAGGTTCAGGAAGTCGCGGTACGCCTCCGCGGTGATGGTGCCGCGGTCAAACGCATTGGTGGCGTCCTCCGACTTGTCGGGGTCCGCGGTGAGCTGACCGGCGTCGAACCACAGAACGTACTTGCGGGGGTCGATACCATCTCGCTCCAAGACCTTCTGGAAAACCTGATCGTTGATCGCCTGGCAGATGGTCTCCATAACCGGCGCGATGTGCATCTGGACGTCGTTGTCGCCAATCTGCCATGCCGACCAGTGGTTCGTTGAGCTGCCAAGCCCGAGAAGGCGTTCCGGGCTAACCTCCAGCCCCATGGCAAGGCGCGCGATGGCGTCGTTGCGCGTCTTGATCGCGGTGTCGGTGATCTCGGAGTCAAACCGGAGATGCTGCACCTTGTCGATGTGCTCGGCCGAAACGCTGGCGAAGATCGGGATCATCGCCGCGAAGCTGTCTTCATCCTCGAAGGACGCCTTGGCGACCTGGAACAGCAGCTCTTGTAGCTCGCGCACGGCCGGGATGCCTTGCAGCGCCAATCCCGGATCAGGCGACCCCTCTGGTTTGTCGGCCCCGACAGGGGCATTCGAGTACGGCAGGCTCATCTCGTTCGGTACGAACACGATGCCGTTGCCGATTAGTCGGCTGTTGTCCGCGTTGCGGATCTTCCTTGTGGTGCGCACAATCTCATGCAGCGAGTCCATAGTCGCACGCACTGGCGAGTCGGCCTCCTTGGCGCGGCGCGGCCGAGGTATCCACACTCGGAAAATCGAATCCTGAGCGAGATTCAGCTCGTATTCCTCGCCGTTGGGAAGCTCGATGGAGACCTCGCGACCGGTCCGTTTGAATTCGTCACGCGAGAGCGCCAGCCATGTGCCGGACGGGGGCGAGTCTTCACGGAAGATGATGGCGATCCACACCTCGCCGGGCACCGAAAGGCATTCCACTGCGCGCTTGATCAGCTGCGATCGTCCAAGCTGGTTGCCCGCCATCGCATTAACGATGTCGTTTACCCGCTGATTGCTGCACTTCCCAGTGGGCGCACCTTTGTCGTCCAGTTCGGAGGCAATCAGGTGGACGCGCGAGCACCCAGCCGACCGCCAGCCCACGTAGTAGCGCAGCTCGCCGACGAGATCGAGCATGTCCCAGGCTTCGTTCTGCCAGCCTGCGCGCCCAGCCGCGACTTGTGCCCTGAATGTCTTGGCCGGGTTGTGTACTGGAGCACTCGCGGCGACAAGGGACTTCCCGGTAGCACTCCGGGGACGCCGAACGATCCGCAGGTCAGGAGCCGCCACGCCGCCACGGTAGCGATGTGCCGTGCTCAGCCCACGTACGCGATTCCGCAATCCGCGTCGAACCAAATGTCGCTGACGTCATCACCTTCAGGACCGCCCGTCGAAACCTCGACGTCTCCGTGCTCTTGCTGGAGCCGCTGGAGCGCGGCGATTGCCTCCGAAACGCGCATCGTCACTCGCCCACCGTCTGGTACTCGATCTCATCGTCGTGAAACCAGGGCGCCGCCATTCCGACGATCTGGGAGCACGCGAGCCCGACCGGAAGAACTGCCCACCACGGCCATCCGAGGACCAGCACGGCGGCTACGGCGCCCGCGAGCGACAGCCACATCCCCACACACCACGGGCACTCCAAGAAATCGCTGAGCACCGCCCACCGATGACGTTCCGCTGCCGAGCGCTCGCCATCACGAGCCTTGCGCGCGACCGCGATCCGGGGTGCATCCAGAATCGTGTCGGCATTGATCAGCCGGGTCAACCGCATCACCGCGAAAACGTAGATTGCGAGTACCAGTCCGATGTTCATGCTCGGCAGGCTACCACATACTACCTATAAGGTGTGGTAGTATGTGCTCATGGCCAGAGTCATTGGAATCGACAGCTCTCTCACCGGAACCGGGCTCGTCCGGGTCGACCGGAAAGACGCCGGATGGACCGCCCGAACGCAGCTGATCGCGACCAAGCCGAAAGACGGTAGCCACCGCTATACCAGTCATCGGATCAAGACCATCATGGCTCCGATCGTGGCCGAGCTGGAAATGCTGCCCTCACTGATCGTGCTGGAGGCCCCTGCGCTGGCCAAGGTTGGCGGGCACAGCCACGACCGAAGCTGGCTGTGGGGCAGGATTTTCGACGCCTGTATGGAACGGCGCATCCCGATCATCACCCCGACACCGAACCAACGCGCTCAGTACGCGACCGGGGCGGGGAATGCCGGCAAGGACGTCGTGCTCGCTGCGGCGATCCGGCGCTGGCCGCAGGTGGACATCACGGACAACAACATCGCCGACGCGATGGTGCTGGCCGCCATCGGCTGTCGCGTGCTCGGACATCCGATCGATTCGGTAACACCTGACCACTACATCTCGAAATCGGGTAAGAGCAAGGGCAATTGGATCGAGAGGATGGCAGCCTGATGGGAACGTACGCCGCCGATACCAGCGTCAGCTCTGAGAAGTCACGCGCCGAAATCGAGCGCACCCTGACGCGCTGGGGTGCCTCGCAGTTCATGTACGGATGGGACTCAGGTGACCCGGCCTCGGCCATCGTTGGATTCGTGGTCCGAGACCGTCAGATCCGGTTCATGCTCGCCATGCCCGCCCGGAACAGCCCCGAGTTCACGATGAGCGCCCACAAGCCACCTCGCCCGCGCACTCCTGCGCAATGCGAAGAAGCGTATGAGCAGGCTGTCCGGCAGCGCTGGCGTGCACTGAATCTTGTGATCAAGGCCAAGCTGGAGGCAGTGGAGTCGGGCATCTCGACGTTCGACTCCGAGTTCCTCGCGCAGCTGGTCCTGCCGAACGGGCAGACCGTCGGTGCGGAGATCGTCCCGTGGGTCGCGGAGGCATATGAGACGAATCGGATGCCGGCGCTCCTCCCCGACTACGAGCCGAGAGCGATCGGGGCATGAACCGCTATGAGCTGGCCGCGTTGATCGAAACGCTGATTCATCCTGACAAGCGCGTAATAGTGGTTACCCACGCCGCCCGCACACCGGCCACGCGCCGATCCCCTGACTCCGAAGCACGTTCTCCGCGACGCGAATCTGCTCGGCGCGCGAAGCGTGATGTGGCATCCCGGATCCGCCGTTGGCTCGCCACGTCCCCAGAGTGAACTGGAGCCCACCGTAGAAGCCGTTGCCGGTGTTGATGGCCCAGTTCCCACCGCTCTCGCAGGCGGCGATGGCATCCCAGTTGACCGAATCGGCACGCGCAAGTGGTGCATTCAGGAAAACAGGCAGAAAGCTGAACGTAACCGCGAAGGTTGAAACAAACTTGAACATGGGTCGGGGACCATGGCAGCCGACCCTGCACCGGCGCCTATGTGCGTCTGCCAAACGGCAGGCCAGATGGCGTGCCGCGCAATGAACGCGTAAGCCAATCCGGTACCGATCCGGGCCCCTTCCCGTGAAGCGGTGAAGCGAACTCGGTCATCGACGACCCGAGCTTGGCCAGACGCCAGTGCGCCATCACCGCAGCGGCCACCCGATCCGGGCAGTGCTGACCCACCTGCCAGTCGGCTGCCTGGTCCTCGAACACGCCGAGCTTGTACTCGACGGTGCGGGCGGTCCTGATCTCGAATGCCTGGCGCAAAGCGGCAGCCCTGCCTACTGGATCGCCTGCCTCCGTGTACTTGACGATGACGAAGGGCATCGTCGGCACGAGCGCCTGCAGTTCGACGCGAGACAGGTTCTCGCCGGCGGCAAGCCGTTCCCGCGCCGTCTTGTTCATGTCGACCCACGCGCGCTTGAGAACCGATTCGTAGGTCTTGTACGTGGAATAGCCCTCCAAGACGATCTCGCGAGCACCGATCGTCAGGGCCAACTCAACGGCCTTCTTGCCCCATTGATCTGACGTATGGAGCCCTGACCAGTCCTCCGTCAAAATAGTCGTACCAACCCCGGCTAGTACGCCACCGATGATACCGGTCTCATCGCCCTCGCCAGAGTCGGCAGGATCGACGGCGACCACCGCGGCGACGGGGTGCTCGGGAAGTATCTCGACGCGGGGCTCGAACCACTTCCGCTCGAACAAACCTCCCTCAGGGTTACGCGGGCTGCCCTGATACAGGGCATACCAAGTACGTTCGCCGACATTGCGGCGGGTGGCCTCGAACTCCTCGCGGGTGCGGCCGCGCGCCGAGACCATGACCTCGCCAGCGGGACGGCCGAGCGAATCCGGAATTCCTTCTTCGGCGATGGCGGGAATGTTGATGTATCGCCATGTACGCAGACCGCGAGGGAAGGACCGCTCCATGGCGAGCGTCTTGCCGCTGAGATCCTCAGGGTGCCAGCGGGTCTGGATGAGGATGATCGATGCCTCGGGAGACAGACGCGTCAACGCGACCGAACTCATCCACTCGTCGACCTTGCGGCGATGCGTCGCCGAGTCGGCTTCCTGCATGTTCTTGTACGGATCATCGATGATGAGAAGGTCGGCAGCACGACCGGTTACCGCGGATCCGAGACCAACAGCGACCAAGCCTCCCTTCCCACCGTCGATCTGCCATGCATCGATGCGGCGGGTCTTGGCGCTGATCTTGAGGCCGAGCTTGTCTTCGACCTCGGCGCCCGTCAGCGGGTCCACGACGCCGCCCCCGTGCGCCAGGATCACGTTGCGGCAGTTTTGGCTGTGGGTGTGCGCGAGGTCATCTCCATACGAGGCCAGGATGATCCGGCGGTTGGGATTGAGCTGCCACGCGCGAATGGGTGTCCAGACGGCACACGTGGTGCTCTTGCCCTCCTGCGGTGGCATCGAGACCATCAGGTTGCGCCGGGGCGCGGCGAGCACCGTTTCAATCGCGTTGGCGATCAGGTCAATGGCAGGGGTGACGACGAAATCCGGGTCGACAGCGGCGGCCAGCTCGGCGACGTTGCGATAGCGCGCACGGATCTTGGCGCGAGCATCAGCAGATTCGAGATATTTGAGGACCGCGGCCTTCTGCTCCGGTCGCCAATTCCTTGCCTCGGCATAGATTTTGGCAGCCTTCTCCGATGAGAACGCACTGTCCTTCGTCGACACGTCCGTCGAGGTAGAGACCACGACGGGCAGGGTAGGCAGCAGGGATGCATTGCTGTATACTACCTATGACTACAGGTGTTATAGAAATGGAAAGGCAGGTGCCCGTGACCCTTTCGGACTACAACGGGTTCCCCGGCAAGATGCGCGAAGCTGTCGGCCGGCGTATGGCGAAACGGTGGAACAGCGGCGAGAGTGCCCGGCCGTCCGTGTGTGCGGCGTGCGGACAGACCGAGGGTGCCATCCACGGGCACAACGAGGACTACAGCACCGAGGACGTCTACCTGCCGCTGTGCATCACGTGCCATCTAGTGCTGCACATGCGCTTCCACAATGCCGAGCTGTGGGATCTGTATAGGAAGGCGGTCCGGCACGGATTCCGGGGAGATCCTCTGGAACAGCGCAACGCCCTGTACGCGATCAAGCAGCGCTACGACGTCAGGCGCCCCGAGGACTTCCCCGGCGCCTACATCAACGATGAGCGATCAGCCACCGTGCTGGACATGATTTGTCCAATCAAGATCGTCCACCCGAACGCTCCAGTAGGGTGACCGCCGTGAAGCTGCGTTTCCCGATCCTCGCGATTATCTTGGCCCTGCTAGGTCCGGCTGTCGGGTTCGTGCGTTCGCCTCTGGAATGGCTCATCGTGGCTTGCGCGCTGGTTGCGGGGATTCTCGGGGTAATTATCGGGCTCAAGAATGGTGAGTCGTTCTGACCAGATGTGCCCGGTGCGGCCCGTCGAATGCCTTCGCGGTCCAACACTGGCCCAACGCCTCGATCTCGTGAGTGAGCGTCGGCAGCCGATGGGTCGCACGAGCGCGCGGGGCACGGCCCTCCACGAATAGGTGCTCTACACCGGCGTGCACCAGTACGTCGGACAGCATCGCTGGGGTGACGCCGTAGTCGTCCAGCTCGGGCAGTACACGCCGAGCGACGACCACTTTGATCTGGTGTTCTAACAGCCACACACCGAAGTCGTGTAGCTCACCTGGTAGCAGCTGGTGTCGGTAGACCTCGGGACCAGCTGGGGCGTCCTTACCCTCGGCCAGGTACGTGCCCGTCTCGCGCCCCGCCTTCGCCGCTGCCCGGCTCGACTCAACGCCCAGGACGTCGTAGCCCTTTCCCCACAGCCGACGCGTCAGCAGACCCGTCGAGCTACCTAGGTCGAGCACCGCGCCGATGTCCGGCCGAATACCATCCAACACCAGCCGAAAGATTCCGTCGTGAATCGCCGGGTACTTGCCGGTGGCTTTCCATACGTCGAGATACTCGGTCGAGTTGAACCGCGTGTCGCTCACGAGGTTTCAGCCTTCGGATACCACGCATTCGAGTAGGCGTGGTTCTTGATGTTCTTGGCGGCGAACACGCCTTCCTGCGCGAGAAGGTCCACCTCTTCCTTCGTGCCACCGATCTCCGCCGCGATCGTGGCACGGTCAATTCCGTGATCCTCGATCAGCTCGCGCACTATGGCGCTCATCTCGACGGCGACGTGAGTTCCCTTCGCGCGGTTGATACGGACGGTCATCAGCATCGCGGTCGGCCGGTCTACGTGCAGGACGGCCACCGGCACTCGGCCTCGCCAACGCTTGCGCACCGGGATTGAGTCTTGCGACAGACGCCACCGATGGAATCCATCGATGATGAGCCGCTCGGGATTGACGAGCAAGGGCTGTAGCCATCCGGTCGAGAGCAGAGACCGTTCGAGAAGTCGCAACTCGGCCAGATGCACTCGGTTGGGGTTCCAGGTGTTGGCGTCGAGGGTGTCGGCGGGCACCCACCGGACGTGCTCAATGGGGTCTCCCTCCGTAACGGGCAGCAACGGCAACCCGGCTGCATTTGTGCCGCCGGTCAAATGATCGATCCTGGTGTCCTGGAATGTCACGCACTCGCCTTTCGTCGTGCTGATTGCTGTTCTTTCGACAGCGCGGTGATCGACCGTTTGTAGGCCCCGGCCATGAACTGGGTGAGCACGTAATCACTCGGATAGGACTCGGGGGTCTTGGCCTGCTTGATCCGTATCGAGCGCAGCTCCTTGAGCGCCTTGGCCTTCTGCTGTTCGTCATCGATGGTGTCCTCGATCCACGCCTGCACGCCGTCCAGTGATGTGCCGTACCGCTGGATGATGCCGGCGCGGTCCAGCTCGCCGTAATACCGCTCCTGCACTGCCATCTCAGGGAACAGCGCGATCACCTGGTCGTAGAACAACGGCTCGTAGGCACGGATGTTGTCGAACCGCTTCGCGCGCTCGGCGTGCAGTGGCGTCGATACCCGCAGAGGCTCCTTTGCCCAGAGTTGCGCGTCGTACGTTGGGCAGTAACGGATGTCGTAGTCGTAGAAGTACCGAAAGACGTCATCCTCTTGCCAGTCGAAGATCGGCTTGACCGTGAATACTCGAGGATCCGCGGTCGTGTTGACGTAGTTCTCGGTGAGCTTGGCCGTCAACGCGCGGAACCGCATGAGCGACTCCGCGGCGCGGACACCGGTCACCATGGCGACCTTGCCCTTCTCCCCCTGCGCCGCGAGCGTGTCCATCGAGTACTGGTCGTACACCCGGTCATTCGGCAGGCCGAGGTTGTCCGGCGTCATAGCCCAGTCGGGTTCCGGCCGGATATGTTCGCGGTTCGGGTCCCACTGGACGTATTGCGTGCTGGTGCCGAGGATGTACTTGGTCGACGCCAAAGGCATGCAGTACCAGCGCAGATCGATCCAGTCGAGCTGGCGGTACTCGTCGACGAACTGCACCACCGAGTCCGGTATCAGTTCCTCGTCACGGAACACCACTTTGATCGGTCGCTCATCGCCACGGTCCAGCGCGACCTCGCGCGCCAGGTGCACGCAAACTAGCGAGTCCTTGCCACCGGAGAACGCCACCAGCACGGTGTCGAACACGTCGTAGATGTGGTGCATCCGCCGCCGGGCTTCGTCGAGCACGTTGGCGTCGATGAACTCCCGGACGTGCTTGATCCGGCTCACCCGAGCTCCTTGATGAAGTGGGTGATCCGTTCGCCCGGTGTCAAGTCAGGGAGGGTGCGCCGAAGCCAGTTCACGAACTCGATCCACACGATCTTCTGGTCTGCGGTGTCGAACACGATGTCGTAGGAGATAACCGGATTGCCGCGGCCGGCAGACTCGGCGGGAGGTTCGTCGTCATCGTCAAGCCCGAGGTCGACCTCGATGTCCGCGCCCAAGCTCGTCGCGCTGATCACGTCCAAATCCTCGGCGGTGTACCCGAGGCCGGTCAGGTCATGGCTGACATCCGACAACAGACCGGACAGGGCCGCGTAGTCGTATGTGCCCTTCTCACTGGTCCTGTTGTCGGCCAGCACAATTCGCTTGGCCTGGTCTTCGTCGACGTCCACCCAATGCACCAAGATCGCGTTCCAGCGGGCATCGTCGGGTTCATCGGCAGCGAGCTTGCGGAATGCCTTGAGCGTGTGGTTACCGGCTAGCACCTCGTTTGGCCGGCCTGTGTGGGTGCCGATGTTGGCGGTGATCGGGCGGTACTGCCCATGAGCCTTGAGGCTTGCAACCACCGAATCTACGTTGCCCTTGCGAGGGTTGCGGTGGTAGTTGCGCAGAGTTGACGGTGCAGCCGCGATAGTTGAACCAGCGGCCGGTTTAGTCGAAGAACGCCGTGGCATCAGACCCGCTCCCCTGCCGTGTCTTTGAGGTGTTCGGTGAGCCGCTCGGCGACGGTCATGCCGGTATCCGGGTATTCGTCCTTGAGATGCTTGATGAAGTCGAACCACGTGTCCTGCTGCTCCTCGTCGTCGAACACGACGGTGTAGCGAATGGCCTTGTCGTCGCTGTCGTCACCGGACAGGACAGGTGCATCGCCGCCGCGGTCCCCGGGCGCGACGATCCGGTTGATCGCCGCCTCCAGGTCGTCCAGATCGGAGTCGCTGTATCCGGTGCCGGCCGTGCCGACCTCGTTGAGCAGCTCAACCAGCTCGGCGGTATCGAATCCACCGTCCTCGAAGCTGCGGTTGTCCACCAGCACGATGCGGGTGGCCATCTCGTCGTCTACGTCGACCCAATGAACCGCAATCTTGCTCCACTGATCGTCAAACGGGTTCTGCTCAGCCAAGTTTCGGAATGCCTTGAGCGTGTGGTTACCCGCGAGCACTTCATTCGGACGGCCGGTCTTAGTCCCGATGTTGACGCACAGGGGCTTGAACTGCCCGTTTGCCTTGAGTGATCCCATGACGGCATCCACGTCGCCGACGCGGGCATTGTGGTGATAGGTCGAGAGTTCAGCAGGGCTGACCCTGGTCGTGGTGCCAACAAGCACCGATGGTTCAGAGGCCATGGCGCGAGGGTAAACACCGCAGGTGCATGTCGGTCGACCTGCGAAAAGTACTCGATCTACACAATTGACAGTACCTATAGTGCTAGGTATTGTAGGCAGTGCCAAGAGGTTGGGATTGAACCCACCCAAGAAGGGAGTAAACCCATGTCATCGGCTGAATCAGCCAGCAAGACTCCACTCAGTGTAGGACGAAAGACGTTCCTGCACGGTGTTTTCACTACAGCTATCGAGGGCGGCATTCAGTACTGGGCCCGGGCAGACGCGTACCACTGGAGTAACCGCAGCGGTAAGCAGGTCGAGGACGATCTGGACGGCTTCTACGCCGTGATCCGGTCCGCAGAAGCCGATATCGACGACGAGAACGACACGGGTTGGGGCATTGCCGGGCTAGAGCACGAGCACACCTTGCGCATCGACCTCAACGTCGTCGACCGAGGGACAAGCCTGTTCGCTCGGTATTGCAGAGGCGAGATCAACTCTCACGGTATCGATGTCCCCGAGGAACAGCGCAAGCCGTTGGGAGATGACGCCTACTGGCGACAGTTCCTTGCCGCCGAAGCCACCCATGGGGAGGAAGGCGACTACGACGCGTTGGTGGCCGACAACATCGTGCAGTTCGGCCTGTTCGGGAAGCTGGTGTTCGGATGAGCGGCACGGTATCTCGGTTCACCAACATCGGAGACATCCGTCGCGCCAATAAGAAGGCGGGGCTGTTCTGGTTCTCCCCCGCGACTATCACGGCGCATGGCGCAAAGGTGGAGAGTCGCATCTACGACGAGGGCGTCAGCGAGGACTACCCCGAGGGATCGCGGCTATGGGTCGAATCTCGGCGGAACTTCGACGGCGCTGCGCGCGAGCACCTGATCGCCCGATTCAACGTCCAGACCGCGGACATCTCATACGCCCATATCGACTACAAGACTTTGGTTTTCGGATCAGCCAAGGTAGCCGAGAAGTACATTGTCGAGAACATGCTTGGAGGCGTCCATGGACCCGAATGAGACGTTAGTGAAGCTGCGTGCGATGGTCCACGCCGAGCACGCAATCGGCAGCCAGTGGACGCCCGAGTACGCCAACCAGCGATGTGCATTGTGGGCCGAGCAGTTCGAGTCCCTCGATGACTGGTTGTCCAAAGGCGGTTTCCTACCGCCAGATTGGGCACCGCAGGGCGCCACGGAGGCGCTGGCCTTGTACCGGGAGTACCACGAGTGCGAGGGCGATCGTGAGGACGAAGACGACAAACGGTGGGACTTCATCGAGGCCGCACTCTCGATACTCAAGCGGCTGGCCGGCGTCACGGATGAGGAGCTGGTCAATGGCTGAGGGCATCAAATCGGCGAGTCGGGAGGCCGAAGCCCGCTTCGCATTGACCGACGCCCTGCGCGATCTCACCTACAGCGGAGCAGCTGGACCTGTGCCCAGCATCGGACTAGACCAGAGCGAAGCTGAGTTCCTCGCCGAGGTCACTGCCTGGATCGGCGAACTGGACAAGGCGCTTACCCGGGTCCGGGAGTCTGTCACAGACGTGATCGATGAGCTGGAGACATTGCGCTCGCAGCAACGTTCAGTCCGGGCCTTCCTTGGCCTCAACAGTCCGGCAGGAGACGACTGAGCGTGGACTTCACCGCGAGCGTCACCCGGACCGAGCCCGATGGCACCAAGTCCCAGGCCGAAGTCATCGTCGACAGCACCGGAAACGTCGTCCAGATGGGCGGCGAGAACACGATCGATGCCAGCGACGGCGACCTCGGCGAGCTGTTGGCGTGCTTCGCCAGAGTTGCCGCAGACATTGAGAATTCGGAGGAGACACTGTGATCGAGACACCAACGCGCAACACCGAGCTGATGCTCAAGGTCTGGACCCATCTGACCGAGCACCCCGAGGCTCACAACCAGCGCAACTGGGGCGAGCGGCCGTGGGACGTCGTGGATATCCATGCACCAGGCGACGAGATCACTTATGAGAATGTCTGCGGCACAACGATGTGCCTGTGTGGTGACGCTATGCTGCTATCCGGGTATCAGCTCGGTTACTTCAAGAGGCGTTCGCGTGCGTCGGGCTTCATGCGCCCAGACGGATCTACCGACGGCGACTTCGTCACTGAGGGCGCAGCGCTGTTCGGCCTCAGTCGAGAGCAGGCGACCCACCTCTTCACCTGCACCATGGACAACGTCGACGCGTTGACACTGCTACGTTCGCTCATTGACGACGGCGAAGAGTTTGAGGCCGACATCGCCCGGTGTCTGGACTGCAGGCCCTCATGCGAGGGCGACTCATGAGCGACCAGGACACCAAGATCGTCAAGATCGAATGGGTAACCATCGAGCGTCACAGCGGATACTTCTGCGTCCCAGCCGATTTCGACCAGGGTGACTACATCATGGGCGACGCTATGGCCGACCACGATGAGGACACCTTTGACTATTGCGAACGCGACGATTTCGAGGTCTATGACCAACAGCCACCACCTGGTTCAAATGTCGAGGTGATCGAGCTGGACCTCGAAGGGTGCGAGGCCGGGTGATCACGCTCGATGACGCCCGCGAGAGCATCGGAACCGGGGTCAGCTATTCCGGAATCGGAACACGAAAGCACGGGGTGATCACAGGGGTGGAGGACTGCCACGTGCTCGTTCACTTCGAGGGTGATCCGCCCCTGTCCACCGAACGCATCCGGCCGGGCGATCTGAGCTTTACCTACCGAATGGGCAAGTCGCCCATGGTATTGGCCGTACTGTTCTCACACGCCAGCTCGATTGTCTTTGAGGACCTGGTGAGCTCCGAACGGTTCACGTGCCGTCTGCCGGCGTCTAGCTTCGCCGGGCGGATCGCACGGATCCAAGGTGTCGAGTTCGAGATCATGGAGCTTGTCGGTGGACGGTGGAAAAGTCGCACCGGAGAGACCTCGGTTGGGGTCATTCGACGGAGGTGGCAATCATGACTGAGGACTTCATCGACGCCAGCGGTGCGCGGCAGACGGTTACGGAACTGCGGATGACCGGAATGAGCTTGCTGGAGATCGCCGATCGCCGCCTTGTTCCGGTGGAGGTCATGCGGGCCCTGATCAACGGACGCGACACGGCTGGCGGTGCGGTATCCGAGATTGCCTACCGCCACTACGAGTCCCTCGTGAAAGCCCCGATACCACCGACCAGGCTGCCCGAGTTCCCCGAGCGGGGATACGAAGGGATGGTCTTGTCGTTCGGCACGGTTCGTCGGCTGCGAGCACTGATGGCCTTGGGCCACTGCACGGCATACCTTGCGCAACGAGTCGGTGGATCGCCCTCGCGGCTCAGCACGGTGTTGAACCCGTGGGTCACCGGACAGGTGACCGCGGAGGGGGCCGTGCGCGTGTACCGCCTTCACCAGACATTGCGCCTGATCGAGGGGCCATCTGAGCCCGATCGGATCGAGGGAAAGCTCCGAGGCTGGGACATCTGGCTAGACGCCGATCCCGACGATTTCGACCGCGTGGTGATCGACGATTACGGGTACATCGAAAACGACCCCGCTGTCCGATAGGACAAGTTGCTAGTGCGGCACCTCATCGAGACCGTTCTCGCGCAGGGTGGCGGTCATCGCCTCGACGACGCGAGATGCTGGCCAGTCGTCCGGTGCGGAGATCAGTGTGCCCCCCGCCAATTCCGTCGCACTGAGAAGGTCAACGAGATGGTTGATTTCCCCAACTTCCTTGCTGATCCATGTGCGGTAACCGACGCCGATCTTCCAGTTCCCGCGACGCGCGAGTTGCCGCACAGGGTCATCGGACAGAACCAGCATCCCTGGCTGCCAAACCTCCGCAATTGCGGCGCACACCGCGTCCCCGTCAGCCGCAGTCACAGCACCGAGATACATCTCCCGCAACTCCAGGACTAGATTGTGGGTCGGAAGTCGGCGTCCAGCAACGGCATTCCCAGCTGCCACCCTCACCCTCGGCGCGACGCGAGTCCCCACACCTGACACGGTGAACGCGTAGCCTTCACCAGGGATGGGATCGCCCGTCTCATCACCACCGTCCAGCTCGCAGACCGGGTGCCCAAGCACGATCTCGGTCAGTGCGTCCGGTGAACCTTCCCATCGTTGGCCATTCGTTAGCCGCCATTCGGGTACGTCGAATGCCGATTTCAGTGCATCGAGCATCGCGTCGGTGCGAGCAGCGATCCATTCTGCAGGTTCGCCTGTAGCCGCCCAGATTGCGCGAATGTTGGCGCGCTGGCTACCCCAGACCGGGGTTGTGGTAGCAGTGCTCATGATCGCCTCATTCTACGGTGCTTTCGGGGTGTAGATGACCTCGACGTCATCGATCCCGCGGTCCAGGAACAACGTGCGGAGTGCACTGGCACCGTACGGATCTGACACATGCCACTCCAGTATTGCATCGGGAGGTAGTGCAGCTAGTTGACGCTGAACTTGGATGATTGCCTTGTCGGCTCGACCCTGCCAGTAGTCGTTGTCGGGTGCGAACGCCATACCGCGGAACCCGTCTTTGGCTTCGAGGAAGACCTCTTGCGGGCCTCGGTAGGTATGGCCGTCGAAGTCAACCGGCGCCCCTGTCTCGGGGTTGGGCTGCACCCACTCAGGCAGTGCTCCGCTGGGTGTGCGTTCGATTCCGCCGACCTGCTGCTGGTACGGCATCCAGTCTTTGTCGACGTTGTGATTGATGTGCTTCCAACCCGGCTCGGTATCACCCTTGCTCCATGTAGCCTCCGGGGTGCCGGGAGGCCAACCGCCCGGGTGGTGCGGATCTCCAGACGTGTAATGCTGGCCGCCTCCAGGGTCGAACTCGTGCGGTGCGGGCGGCTGATAGGGCGGAGTGTGGTCGCCAATCGTGGGGGGTGGCGGATGGTCCGCCGTTGGTGCGTGATGGGTTGCACCACTTGGAGGTTCGGGCAGATGGTGGGTCGTGTCTTCGAGCCCGTGGGTGAGGGCGCGGCCTTCGGTGCCGAGTAGTGCGCCTTCGCCACCCACGGGTGCGGTTGCAATGCCTGCGGCGATTTCTAGACCGTGTTTGCCGATGAAGGCTTTGGGGTTGTCAATCCCAGATTTGACCTCATCGATAGCGCCCTTAGCTTGATCGATGCCACGTTCCACCTGGTGGACGGGATCGGGGTTGACGATATCCCATAGCCCCTTAGCGACGCCTTTCCATGCCTCTTTCGCGTGGTCGCCACCGTTAATACCCAGCAGGTCATCCTTGGCGCGGCCGGATTGATCCCATTTCTCGGCGAACGCTTCGCCACCGGATTGCCGATGCGGCGTTGGGTTGCCCTCTGGCGCCTTCGGTGGTGGTAGCTGCTTGTTAGGGTCAAAGTTCTTGGCCCGATTGATGATGTCTTCGACCTCGGCAGGTGTACGGCCCGGAGACAGGATGACACGCATCTTGTCGATCGCGGCCTTACCTTCGGGGCTGTTTGGATCGAGCTTCTGCACCGATGGCGGCCCGTAGACCGGAGCATTCGGGTCTGCTGGCGCGGCAACAGGTTTGGTGAGGCCGGGGTTGTTGATGTGTTCCAGCTTGTCACCGAGCGTCCCGGCACCGGGATCGATGGAGGCTGGATCGGTCTTCTTGGCGTACCAGTCCTTATAGAAATTGGCGTCCTGTGCCGACGAGTCGCCCGGTTTCGGGGCCACGGCGTCGCGCAGAATCTTGCGGCCATCGACCAAGGCGGTTTTGGGGTTGACGCAGCCGGTGATCTTCTGGGCGGCGGCATCGGCCTGCCCCTTGAGCGTTTGACAGCCCTGCTCCCACTTGGCGACATACTCTTTGATCTGGCGCTCAATGTCGGCGACGTGAGCGCGGTTTCGGGCTATCGAGTCATCGCTCTCACCCTCGGCAGGGTGGTACTCCACGTGGTATTGCTGGTCAATCGAGACGCCCTGGTCCTTATGCTCCAGCACGCTCTCGATGAGACGTTGGCCGTTGACCAGGGGATCGACCACCTCGTATTGGATGGTGGCGGCAACAAGCTTGCCCGCGTCTTCGGCGGTGTCGTTAGTGTTATCAGAGCTGTGGCAATCGGTGGACGCCGTGTCATAGGCTGCATTCGAGGTGCGCCCGGTCCACTCCGTGCCATTAGGAGCCCCGACCCACCGCTTGTACTCGTCAAAGACATCCTTGAACTGCCTGGCCTCCGGTCGCCAGGTATCCACCACCGCCATATAGTCATTGGCCTTCTTGGCCATGAACTCATCCAGTGGCGTCAACACCAGTGCCCCTATGCCCGCTTCGGGGGCTGATAGATGCTGGGCAGATTGCCGTACCCGGCAGCCAATGAACTCTCCGTGATCGCGAAAGCCTGCTGGGCCTCATCAGCGAAATCAGCAATCGTATTCAACCGCGCAGCCCCGACCCGCTTCACATCCGCGATAGCCTTCGACACCCCATACAGCGCCGCCAACCCCGGATCAGCACCAGCCGGAGGTGCAACATTGGCCGCCGTGCCACCTGTGAGTTGATCGGCGAGTGTCCGCAGGTGCGGGCCGAGCTTGCCCAAAGCCGAAAGGTCAACCTTGAGAACGTTCTCGTCGCCCGACATCACACCCCCTACCTGCGTAAACTCGACGGGTCTGAGTTCACTCGTTAGCTAGATGGGGACTATACGTGTAGTGAACAATCTGGGCGACCTCTACCGGTGAATTCGTCAGGTCCGCGAAGATTGACTATACCTGTATGTATAGGTAGAATATGAAGTGAGGCAGGGAGTAAACCCGCCCAGGAAGGAATGAACCTTTGAGCACGTCACCCCAATCTCGCTGCCCGCTATGCGGCGGCATCATGGCTGAACCAGCGGTCCGCAATTCGCTGTCGCGGGTGGACAACTCCACCTACGTTTGCAACAAGTGCGGCTTGGCCGAAGCGATGCTGCGCAAGACCAAGGACGGCGAGCCGCGCCAATGCCTGTACTTCGATGAGGCGATGGGCGTTGGGCTGGTCACTGAGAATGAGCCTGGCTACTACCCGTTCGCCGCGGCGTCGCCGGCCGTCGACGAGAAGTGGGTCCAGTCCTATGTGAAGGCCGCCAACGAGAAGTCCGGCCTGGGTGAGCAGGATGCGAACGACATCGTGGTGAGCTCGATGTTCGGGCGACGACAGAAATTCATCGACAAGCACTACGCGTCACGGGGTGCCCGGTGAAGAAGGTGAATTGCGTTCTCGCCAAAGATCTGAACGCCACGAACATCGGCAACATCATCCGATTCCGGCGACTCAACGAGACCACCCAGATCACCGAGATAATCGACGCTGAGCTGCGCCAGATCTACCATATTCAAGGATCAACAACGGTGAACGTGGGCGAAGGCGCGAGCGTCGAGTACACCCTTGAGCACGACGACGCTGTGGTGATCGACCCACCGGCGTTCTATGAGGGTGACTGGGTCGCGGAGCTTGGACTGGATGGCCCGGCCTAATGAGCGCCTTCGATCTCGCCGACGACGAGCCCACACCAGATCCGTTGGTCGTGACCAAGTCCGAACCGCTATGTCCTGACTGCCTGCTGCACCACGCCGGGGAGTACTTCTGATGTCCCGCCACACCTGTCGATACATCACCTGCGATGCGGCTGGGTGCGACAGCGAGTTCAGCGTTGAGGGAAAGCTCGACTGGTTTGTGGTCCAGGCCCGCGCCCGCAGCGCCGGATGGCGCCAGGACGGGAACACGCACCTATGCCCTACCCACCGACGGGTCTCCCCCGCCCGCGCGCGTGAGCTTGCGTCGTCACTCTCATGACCAGCCCGAACTGTCACGTGACACGAAAAATGCCAGCCGCCCCGAGGGGGTCCCTAAGGGGTGGGGCGACTGGCACCAAGAGTCTATCGACCGGTCCGCCAGTGCGTGTCGGACCTCGGTGAAATGATCACGCCATGAGCCTCAAGAAGACCGGGCAGCTGAGCGCTGGCACGACCGCCGTCTGCTTTATCACCGCCGGGGTGGTCTCCTACGGGTTCTTCAACGGCTACGACTTCCTGCGCGATGCGTTCACGGCAGCGGCCACCGTGGCGTACGTGATCGTGTTCCTGACGGCGCTCGCAGCGGCGCTCGCAGCGGCGGTTGGTGTCGGATGGATCTGGTTGGACCACAAGCTCGCCGAGCGGCGCACGCTCAAGGCGAAGCAGGCCAAGGAGATTGCCGATCTGCGGCGCCGGGCGTCACTGCCCATTCTGTGCGGCGAGCGCCCTTCCACCCTTGGCGCCGGCCCCTGCGTCGAGCCGTTCCTCCACGTTGGTCTCCACCAGGACAAGCACGGCAGCGAGTGGTTTACATCGGTCAATCTTGGCGACGTTGCCTTCTGACCGTCCCCCATTGTCTGTGTCGCGCGATAGCCTTGCGCAAACCAAACAATCAACCGGGGAGTGATCATGCGGGGTAAACGTCGACTATTGCTGCTGGGAGCCATACTGATCGCGGTGCTGGCGCTAGCAGTTGGATTGATCGTCGGACATCAGTCCGAAGAGAAGAAAGCGCAAACGGCGAAGTCAGACTGCCAGGCCGTCACCGACATGCTCTCGCATATGAACACGGGTCTCACGTCGATGATGGACTCGATGGGCAATGACGCCGTCTATGTGAAGAAGCAGCACGACGTTGGGATCGACATGCAGCGCGACGCCGACAAGATCTCTGACCCTGTCCTCAAGCAGAAATCGCAGCAGCTAGTGGATAACTGGAAATCATCGGCCGCTGGCGGAAACACCGGCGCACCACAAGATCTCGCGAAGTTCCTTCAAGAGCAGGCAGAGCATGCGAACAAAGCACGAATGATGGTGAAGGATCTGGAGCGTTCGTGTCCGAGCAAGCAGACCACACCGCCGGCGCGATAACGGGGAGAGACATCATGGACGACACCAAAGAACACGAGCCCGAGGACGAACAGCCGGACCCGGTAGCCGAGCTCACGAAACAGGTGCAGCTGCTCGATCGCGAACTCGCGTCGGTGAAGGACGGCCTGAATACAGCGTTCTACCTATTCCTAGGGATGATCGCGGTGGCGTTCATCATCGGGATGGTGGCTGTGTTCTCCAACGAACCGGATAAGCCAGACAACGAGATCAAGGACTACTCGTCGGAGCAGATACTGGAGAAGGGGCCGCACTGCTACAAAGAGCGCGCGGAGATGCTGGCCGCTCGACAACGTGCGCTGCAAGAGGCGAGTTTCGTTGCGTGGCAACGGGAAAACCCTATCCCCGAGCCTTCCGACAACATGATGAGTCTGCCCCGCGCGCTCGACGCCACGCCGCTGCCGACGGTTCGTCCGATCGACGACAACGAGAAGATGCGGGCCAAGGACGAGAAAGGGGCCGACCCGTCACTGTGCTTCTACGTTCAGTACGGCGAGCGCAAGTGGGACCAGTGATCTAGCTCGGCGTGCTTAAGCCTGCAAGCACTTCGTACCAACCCAGTTGTTACGAAGTGCCGCGCGGCAAGCGAGATACTGACCACGACGGGCTACCTTTCCGCAGGTCGCACCCATTACAGTGGCAAAGAATCAAGATTGTTTTCTAGATTTGCTTTTATCCCAGTTCAGCGTGCTCTACTGTGTTCCCCATGGTCACCGGTCACCCCGATCCAGGCAACCCGCATAAGACACGCTGGTGTCGCGTACTGCAACAGCAGCCAAACCGGCCGGTAGTTCAACGCGCGCGCCGGAGGGTACGTGCCGCACTAGTCGCGGTTGCAGCCATCGCGGTGGGGGCCGGCACGGTCCAGGTGGCGACGATCCACACAGCCCCAGGTAACGGGTTCTCCACGATCGCGACGGTTGGTGCCGACCCGACCGGAGGCCCAACTGGTGGACCTGGCGGCCCAGATGGAATGAACGGTGGCGCCTTCCAGCCTCCCGGCTTACCTCCGCAGATGCCGGATTACCAGGGCGGTAATAACCTCCCACCGTTGGATCAAAACGGCGGGATCAGCATCTACAATTCCGGCAATCCTCAAGCGCCACAGCAGGTTCCGGGGCAGCAGGGTGGACAGCAGCCGCAGCAGGGATGGGATCAACCCGTCCACGGGACGCAGCCTCCTAACTACTCCACTGCTCCTGGATACACCCAAGGTCCGGGCCGGCCCAATCCTGATTTCCAAGCGCCGCAGCAGAATTCGCCGCAGCAGGGTCAGCAGTCACCGCAACAGGGGCAGCAGCAGCAACAGCCCAACCAGCCCGAGCAGCAACAACAGCAGCCCGAGCAACAACAGCAGGAGCAGCAGCAGGATCAGAGCGATCAGCAGCGGCAGAAGCGCTGCGAGGCGATGTCGCAGCAGATGGACCAGATCACCGAGACGGCCGGGCAGGTCGCCGATATCGCTCAGCAGGTCGGAGATGCGGCCGACAAAGTGCTGCCAAAGCCAAAGGGCGGTGGCGGATCGCTGGGGCCCGATGGCGAACGCTCGCCGGGACGGTTGCCGGTCGAGCCGCTGGAATGCGGCGATTGCCCGCCGGACCGCAAGCCGCAGAATCCGCTGTGCAAGCTCATCCCTAGTCCGGCCGCCAAGAAGGTATGCAAGGACTACATCGATCCTTGGATGGACAACTTTTCCGACGAGTGCAAGACCGGGGAACCGGGATGCAAGGGCAGGGTTCCCATCTGTTACCCCAAGGATGTCACCAATCCCACCCAATTCCAGATCGATGGCATGAGAGACTATATAAACGGCGGAAATAAACTGATTGAGAAGAATGAGGAAAAGGGCGGCATAGTAATCAAACGCACGACCGCAAACATGGACGCCCGTAAAAGAGAAGACATCAAGAGAGCGAAAGAAATATTTGGCGAAGCGGCCTTTGAAGGTAAAGCTCCGGGCCACATGCCGGACCTAACATGGGGTGGTACCGCCGTCGATGACCGCCAAGTGCTTCCCATGGATATCGCTCTCAATCAATCTATCGGTGGACAGTCGAACTATTTCCGTCGATTCAAAGAAGGATTCCAGGTAACAGAATTTGTGGAAGGAATTTGGGCGGTACCACCTTATTCCAACAAAATCCAGTGCCTTGAAAAGGGGCCGACCGCATGATCGCCAACCTTCGCGAGAGATTCAGTCGGCGCGCGGCCGTCGTTGGGGTGGCTTGGGTCGCCACGATTGCCATCGCCTCGCTACTGACCTATGTTCTGTGCATGCAACACCCCAGCGCCACATCGGATAAATACGATGCAGAAGTACGCCAGGTGATTGAGCAGTACATCGATGCGCTGAACACAGGCGACCTCAAGCGGCTAGAGTCACTTTCCACTGGCATAGCCGAAGAACATCTCAACCCGTTTTATAAGACGGGCTATGTCCGCGAGATGGCATCAGAGATTCTGGACCACGGCCCGATGCATATTGCCGATTTCGGCATTCTGGCGCGAGGTGATCTCGTCTACGACGCATTCGTATATACCGAATTCGAGGACCAGAAGAACGCGAAGCCCGAGAATATGTACTACTACACCGGGGCGCGCGTCCGATACAGCATGTATCGGCTCAACGGGCAATGGAAAGTCATGAGCGTCGAGACGTTCAGGGCCGACGCCAAGTGAGCCGGGCAAGCACCCTTGCAGTGAGTGCGGCGATGTCAGCGCTGGTGCTCTCGGGATGTCAGAGCTCCGCCGAAGCGCCGAACGCCGACACCAATTTCGCGCAGATCCCCGGGCAGTTCCCGACTCCGGCCACTACGACAGCGGCGGGCGCAGACGACGCCCCCGTTGGCGCGTGCGTCAAGATCTCCGGCCCGCGCCGCGACGCGGCGATGAAGCTGACGAAGTGCGATGGACCAGACGCTACGCACCGGATAGTGCAGCGTGTTATCGAGCCGAAAGACTGTGTCCGCGATGTTGATCGGCGCTACTACCGAAACACCGCTGCCGGCGAATGGACCGCTTGTTTGGACCTGAACTGGACCAGCGCCCGCTGCCTGAGCATCGCCGACGATGCCACACGAGCAGTGGCATGCGACGACACCGCTGTGCCGCAACGCCTCCGGCCAACCAGGGTGGTCCTGGGCGCCAGAACCGCCGACATGTGCCCCGTGGGATATCCGCACCCCATACGCATGTTCACCATCTGCACCGAATCTGTGCGGTGACCGCTCCGCGTAGAGCTTCGTCGTAACAACCCTGCCTGTTATGAGTTTGGCGGTATCGCGGCCAGCACCAGGTTCGGTATGCCGCTCTTGAGTACCTTGCGCTGATCGCGGAACTCCTGCTGTTTGTCGCGATTACAGGCGCGGCAGAACGTCTTTCCGGTCTTCTCCTGAACGTAGGAGTTGTACCTGTCCATGACGTGCCCGTGCTCGCAGATTCGGACGCCGACGATCTTCTCGTCGATCATCCGGTCGAGCTTGCCTTTGGTGCGTTCCAGCTCCGCCCGCAGCTCTGCGAGTTCGTGCTCCTTGGCCTTGAGCTCCCCATGCGCCAGGCGCAGCTCATCGGTGAAGTTGTTCGCGTCCTTCTGCATGAGCGTGCAGACCATGGCCAGCTCCATCGCGCGTATCGAGCGCACGAGCCGCAGTGAGCAATCCAGGCGGTCTGCGATCTCCTCGGCGGTCAGGCCCGCCAACGTCAGGCCAGCGACCAACCAACACCGGTCCGGTATCTCAAGATCTTCCATCCGTCGCGAGTTCCCGGCGAGCACCGCGGGGATCAACTGGTCATCTGGCATCCATCGCTGCTGCGTGGGGGCTTGTCCCATGTGCGCACGGTAAGCAATCACCGTGACAAACGATGCCAGCGACGCGCCCGGTACTGCTAGCGAGCGCCGCCGACCTTCATCCACGGCTGACAGTGCTGGCTGCGGAAGAACCCGTCGTGAGCGGTCACAATGACAAGCATCTGCCCATCGCCTATTTGATTCGCCACAATCCCCCCGTTCGCATTCTGCTTTTCCCAGTAGCAGTCGGTGTTGCCGAGGGACCTGTAGGTTCCGGGTGTCACCTCGGGGCCTACCCGGTACGTGCCGTCTCCGGGAATCGTTGTCTCAGTGGCTGTCTGGATGCTGGGAAGTGGTGCCGGGGTTGCCGTCACCGTCATGGTCACTGTCCGTTCCGTATAGTCGCCACCGCCCAGGACCGACCGGGTTTGATTTCGGCTGTGGTCGGCGTCGTACTTAGCCTCGACGCGGCGCAGCTCCTTGTTCATCGTGCCGTAGACAACGGCGCCCGTGATGGCTGAGAACAGGACACCCCCGGCCACGAAGGGCAGCAGGATCGGCAGTCGAACCGATTTGTTGGTTGCCATCGCGCGAACCTCTCCGTTGGGGGTGGAGGAACTGTACGTCCTTTTGAGATCACTGGACAACATGGACCCGTAAACATCGGTTCCCAGAGTCGATGTCGGTGTCCTGCAATACGATTCCCGTCAACATGATGCCCGACTGGGCGGTGAGGGGAGACAGATACATGAAGGTCCGGGCGGGTTTCGTTGCATCGGTGCTGGCGGTTGGGGCTGCACTGTCGGGGGTGGCAGCGGTTGGATTCGCAGCACCGGCCCATGCGGATCAGTACTGCGAACCGCGCGCGATGGTGTCGTACTGCGACGGCCCGGTGCGCGCCGACGGTTCGTGGCGGCGATGCTTCTACAACACCCCGACGTGGGGCGGTGGCGGCGGATGGATCGCTGGCGGCAACTGCTACGACGTGCCCGGCGCCGGCCAGGACCCTTACCCGTGGGCTCCGCAGGATCACCTGGCGCCGTAGCCCAGCGGCAGCCTCAAACGATATTACCTATAACCATAGGTAGTGTTACTTTCGAGGTTCGTCAGAATTTTCGCGCTCATATTCGGTCCTATGGGCTCGGTCGGGCAAACCTTGCGAGAGGACGGATAGCACTGTAGGTTATAGGTAGTTCACCAAGAGGTGAGCATACCGATGAAGGGATTGAACCCATGTCTGTTACTGCCCCCGCCCGCAAGCCTGCCACCCGCGCTGCCAAGGCTTCTAGCTCGCCCGCACCTGCGAAGGCTGTTGCTCCCAAGGCCGAGCCCACACCGGTGGTCGCGCCGGTGCCGAGCAAGAAGATCACCAGCGCGACCAAGTTCCGGGTGGCTGTGCGCTTCGCAGCTCATGCCAATGGCTGGGCATTCGAGCAAATCAGCACCAACGTTGACCAGTACACCAAGGGTGACACTGTGGTGCACGTGCACCATGGGGCCAGTGATTTGGTCACCAAGGCCGAGAAGCTGGAGGGCACCAAGCCCATCGACCAGATCATCCCCGGCTCGAAGCTGAAGGTGGAGCGCGTACACAACTGGCTGGCACCCAAGGACAAGGCCACCGACTTCCTGAAGGTTCCGGCTGCGCAGGTCGCCCAGTACGAGTCCGGCAAGGGCCTGGCGCTGATCAAGGTGATGGACGAGCCCAAGATCGACAAGGCGGCTGCCAAGTAGCCAGTGCCTTGCCTCGCCCTGGTACAGGAAAAACCGCCTGCACCAGGTCGGGGTTGGGCACTGGATAGGCCAGCGCCACACGGGGATTGAACCCCGCAGAGAAGGGACTGAACCCTATGACCGTTGTCCGTAGCCGCACCTGGCGGCTGTTCGGTATCGAGATCACCGTCTCCTGGGCGGTGGGGCGATGAAGCTGTACGACCGCCTCACGTTGGCGATGGCCGCGGGCGCGCTGGTGATGGCCGGCGCTATCGCTGACCCCGCAGGGGCTACCCCGACCGTGATCCCGACGCCGGCCACCCCGTCGGTGGTGCACTCAGTGCCGCAGATCGAGGAAGACGAGCCGGGCTGGGACTGCGCCACCATGGGCAACCGGATCTGTGGGCCGGAGGGCGGGACGATCAGCGGGCCGGGAGCCGACCGGTGACCGGGCCCGTGGATCCGAAAGACCGTCTGATCGCCGACATCACGGCCGAGGTGGATGAGGCCGAGACCGCTGACGAGGACGACCGATAGCCAGTACAGTCAGTGCCACGCCCCCGCCATGCCCCACGTGGCGGGGGCTTACTCATGCCTTAGATGTTGGACCACTCGTCGGCCGCGACCGGCTGCCACCCGGGTGGCGGCACCGGCTCGGCAGCGAGCGCGACCTCGGCGCGGTCCTCGGTCACGACCTCGGCGTCGATGACGGTCGCGCCTGCCCGGTGCCCGATCGCCTTGAGCAGATCGGCCGGCGGTGTGCCACCGACCGATTCGATCAGCGCCGCCGTCTTCTCGGCGAACTCGATGTCGCTGACACCGACGTTGACGCGCGTCGGGGCGTCGAGCCCGAACAGCTTGGCCTCACGCTCCAGCGACGACAAGATGAGCCGGGCGGCATCGACGTCGCCGTCGAGCATCTTCTTGTAGTTGGCCTTCTGCACGTCCAGCGTCACGCTGCGCTGCCGCGCGATCATGTCCTCGGCGGTATCGCCCAAGATGTCCCGCAGCCCCGCGGTGCGATCCTTGCGGGCCTGCGTCGTGCTGATACCGAGCTTGTTGGCGATGTCGGTGAACGTCACGCCCGCGTTGCGCAGCATCACCACCTTCATGCGCCGCTCGAACAGCGTCTCGTCCTCGGGAGACGTGCCGTTGACGAACGCCTCGATCTCCTCACTCACAGCGCGTCAACCTCCACCCGGTGCAGGGGCGAGCGTTGTAGCCGTTTGGCCTTCTCGCGGCGCCGGTCCCGCTCGTTGAGCAGCGACTCGAAGAACTCGTCGAGGCTCTGACCTTCGAGTGATGCCTCCGATTTCAGCCGTCGCCAGATAGTTTCGCGCACCCGGACTGTCTTCTGTCCGTACTTGTTGCCCATGGGAGGAGTCACGGGCCCGACGGTACGAGTACGGGCTGAACTGACCAGCGCAACTGTCCCCACAGCCCTACGCGGACAGGTATTCCTGCCCCTGAGATCCACGGAGACAATCGATCCAGCTCACCCTGTCCCTACACAGCCAGTACTGCCATCTGACACGGCTGTTGACGACCACAGGGACGCACAGCTCACCGGTCAAGGGGCCTGCTCACCGACCCCCACGTGACTTCGCTATCGCCTGCGAGGGTGCGCGACGAGTGCAGCCCAAGCGGAGCGAGGACGCGCGCTCTCCCCCGGCATCCAGCACAAGTCCGGTGGTCAGATGATATGAAATACCCTCGTGTCCAATGACATTGACATGATGTACTAGTGTCAATCGTCCGCGCGCGTGATAACGATGATGAATAACAGACATCTGAGGTCCGCCTTCGTCGCGCTCCCGGCCTTGGGGCCTCCCGCGCTCCTCGGCGTTGATCCTAACACCTGGTGTCAAGCACTGTCATTTTTGACATGATATGTTAGTGACATGAAATCCACTGTGCCAGGCGTTTATTGGGCGCCTTCTGCTGGCCGGTGGCGTGTACACCTTCGGCGCGGACCGCATGCTGGGAGCTACGGCTACTTCGATGACCAGGACGAGGCCGAGCAAACCGCTGTGCTCGCGGCTGCGGGAAAGCTGGCACCGGGCGCCAACACCAAGGCGCGCTACAGCTGTGAGCGCAGATCAGCTGCGGGGCCGCGCAAGCCGTACACCGTGAGCAAGTCAGCATCAACACGCAGCGGCACCGGTGTGCGCGGGGTCAGCTTCAACCAGCAATCGGGCAAGTTCCACGTGCGCATCAAGGTCGACGGCCGTTACTGCAGCTTCGGACTGCATGAGAACCTGGACGTTGCCGCCGAGGTGGCGCGACAGGTCTACGCAGGCGAGCGCAAGCCACTGCCCCGCTCTGATCAGCACAAACCCGCGAAATCGCGGACGTCGCAGGTAGATCCGTTCACCGACCCGCACCGCGACAAACGGGCCTACCGCCTGACCCGGGCCGCGATCGACAACGCGCGCGCCGCGGCGAAAGGTAAGAAGAAATGACCCGTCCGCTCGAACACCAGACCGTTGCTGTGGTTGCCTTCGGCCTTGGCTCGATCAGCCAGATGCCGCCGTCGCAACGGCAGGCCGGCGCGCTGGCCACGCTCGCCGAAGAACTGGACGCGCGAGGGGTACTGCCGGACCTCTTGTCGGCGCTCGCGGACGGTCCACGCGAGGCACTCATGCTGGCGATCCAGCTCGACAAATCGCGCATGCGACGGAGCGCGCGGGCAGGTTTCAGCACGGCTTCGTAGGCGTGGTGCGCGACAGCACCGAGAACCTATGGCATTGTCATCGTCAGGGCCGGCAGCGCCGCGCCCACTGAAATACCTTTAGTACCAGGCATATTCGCATAGCATCATTGCAGCTCACAGCCGATATTCCTTCGGCTCAAGTTGTTGACTCTACCCACGGTAATGGGTAATGTCAGTCCAGTCAGGCAGGGAACAAACCCACCGACGGAAGGAACGAACCTTATGTCTCATGCCCATTTCGGCAGCATCCACGAGCGAGTCTCCCGCGTCGCGGCACTCTCGCGTCGGGGCTATACCGACCAAGAGATCGCCGTCGAACTCGGCGTCAGCGACCGCACCGTCCTGCGCGATCGCAAGGCTGCCGGTCTCCCCATCACTCCCGCGGTGCCGATGTCTGTCTCAGAGCGCACCCGCGCGCTTGAACTGCTCAATGACGGCGCCAGCTACAGAGAAGTCGCACGAACAATCGGACGCGGCACCACCACCCTCAAACGCGCATTCCCCGGCTACGGCTGGACACAGGCGCAGAGGTTCGAGTACCGCATGGCGCTTCGTGCGTTCAACGCCATCAGCACCACACCTCGTGGCGTGTTCGCATGAGCGCCATCGTGATCCAGTTCCCCGCCGCTGCAACGGACCCGGCCCCGGACCTCGGCGCTCAAATCGACTTCACTACGTCGATGTTCTTGGAGCGCCAGGCACTCGACTTTGGGTGGGCCGTACGCCGGCGGGATCCGCGGTACTTCACCGCCGAACGCACCCGCGATGGTGTGACCACTCAGGTCGGCGTCCACGTCCGCGACGGACAGCTGCGGTCGAGCCGACAGACCGTCGTCGCGCGCACCGATGTCACCGACCAGGTGATTGGCTGGCTTGAGGACGGTGCACGATGAGCAAGTGCTACGACGGGCATCGAGCCGACGAGATCGTTAGCGCCAACCAGCTATTGGAGCTGGCACACGAGCTGCTAAAAACCGGTGGAGAGCTCAAGTCCGTTGACTCCGAGTACGAGCGCGCAGTCATCGAACTCACCGCCGCTGTGCTGCTGCCCGGCGTCGATCTCAACATCGCGCATACAACTATCCGCCTCGCAATCCGAGGTGTTGCCCGATGAAGGCAGCTCTGATCAAGGGAACGATCAAGCTCACCGATGGGTCGGAGAGCGAGTTCCAGATCACCAGCGACGGGAATTGGTTTCAGTGGGGCGCGACGACCGAGCGTCTCGGTGAGTCAGTGGATGTCGTCGAAGCACTGGCGAAAGCCGCGATCAACGACGAACTCTTGGCAGATGAGCCTGAGGACGACGAGCGATGATCGACCCGAGAGCGAACACCGAGGACACCTGGATTGTCGGCCCGCAGATCCACGAGAGTGACATTCCGGCGCCCATTCAGTACGTTTCCCTCCAAAAGCTGACGGTGACCACGACATTGCAATGCCGGTTTGCGATCCGGTGGCATCTCAACGTCAGTCTCGCAATCGCTCTTGCGGAGGCAGATCTGTGGTGGGATGGCCGCTGGAACGAGGTGTGGAGCGAGCACGACATTCCAGTCATCAACGCGATGGACCCCGACGTTGAAGCCAAGGCCGAGAGCTGGAACGCGGCGCTTGACGGTCTCACGCCGTATGTGACCGCTGTGCTCGGCTTGAGGAGCCTGTCATGAAAATGACCAGCGCACATTACGATCAGCTGCGCACCGCCATCGGGCCGCTCGACACCGCGGAGCGCCGGGAGAGGTATCGCAGCGGCGAGTTCCCGCGCTCCGACAGGGTGGCGGATTTGAACATGCGGTATCGCTGGGACCTGCTCAACGAGGTCAGTCGTCGTGGCTGGGAGCGTGCATGGGCCTACGGCGAGTACAACACGGACCATATCGACACCGCTCTGCGCGGGATCGTTCCAGTGTTATAGCACCATAACCGCACAACCCGCTCCACCACAGCGTCGGACTGAACCGACACATCGAAGGGACAGAACCCATGCCATCAGTAATCGATGAGATCGTCGTGCGCGAGAAAAAGTTCCAGCGCGCCAAGGAAATTGGCGAGAAGTACGCGCCGATGTTCGCGGGCACAAAGGCGCGATACCAACCGCCGCTGAGCAACTACAGCGACGACTCCGCGTGGATACCGGATCCCAAAGACCCCGCGATGACGCGGTCATCGCCTTTGTTCAATGACGGACTCGCATCACTCGGACTGCGTTGGCGCAAGCACGAAATCGTGCTGGACCAGTGGAAACCACCGAGTATGTCGAAACCCACCGCGATCGACAAGACGATGCGCACCAAGTACGCCGCCTGCGCAGCTCTGGGTCTGAGCTACTGGTGCGACGGATTCAACGGGCGAATCGTCGCAGTTGACGGACAGCAGCGTTTCGTCGACGTCAAGATCAATCAGAAGGAACGAACCGTATTCGCATACGGCCGGGGTGGAATCGTCGACTTCACCGTCGGCGATACCGAAGCCACGCTCGACCTGCTGGCCGCCGCGCAACCAGCTGCGCCCTTACTCCCCGAGCCGGACCCGGCCGTGGTGGCAACCATCGGCAACCAGTCGCTGGTGCGCTCACCCAACACCGAGCCGGACCTCTCGATCACCCGAGAGGTACTGCAGTCGGCAGTCGCGCATATCCGGCACGACAACAGTTACGTCACCGACACCGAGACCGCAGTGCTGGTGAAGCTCCGCGCCACGCGGGGAACGTCATTCGCTCGCGACATCATGCCGCTGATCATCGCCGAGCTGGAGCGGAGAGCTGCCGCGTGAGTGAAGTCGATATACCGCACCTCGCTCACGTGCTGTACCGCGCTGGAGTTCGTGACGGCATCGACATGTGCTCCGACCTAATTCGCAAGACCGCGGACTCATTGCAAGTGGAACCTGCCAGCGACGTTCGCGCAGCTGTGCGTGAGCTGCTGGAGCACATATCCACGGAAATACGCCTGTTCGCGTTCCAGATTCCTGACAAGTCGAAGCCCGAGGAGAACGATGCACGTCCCTGACCGCACCCACTACGACCCGGTGCTCGACGCCTTCCTGCACACCGGTGAGAACGCTCGCCGCACCGTTGATGATCTGCTAGCCCTGGTCGATCCGGGTCTAGACATCGCGATCGACATCGAAACCCCTGGCCTGATTGACCAATTCACGATCAACTGCGTTACCGCGGCATGGGTCCACTACGACGGCCAGGTTCACTCGGTTCTGTTGGACCCGCGGCGCAATACAGACGACGCGCGTCAGGTCTTCAACATCACGCAGCACGCGAGTCGGTTGATTCTGCACAACAGCCCATTTGACGCGCCCGCGTTGGTCCACCACAGCCTCGTGAACCTCGCGGACACTGCCAAGGTAGTGGACACCTTACTGCTGGCCAGAATGGCGATACCTGACGTGATGCAGGCCAAGAAGCTATCTGTCCTGTCCACCAAATACCTGGGCATGGGCGAGTTCGCCGGCGGAATGAAGAAGGCGTTCAAGGCCGCTGGATACAAGTCCGAGGATGCCGGGTACGAGGGCATGGATATCGACTCCCCCATCTACCGCCAGGGCGCGATGGCCGACACCATCGCCACATTGCGACTGGAACCGGTGATACGCCAGCTGTGTCGGGACTGGCTGATGGATCACCCATTCGTACATTACGGCGCCACCACCGAGGCCGAAGCCGATGCGCTGATCCAGGTCCAGGAGACCGTTCATCGAGTCATGTTGCGCCGCACGGCCCGCGGGATCAACGTCGATCGCGAGGCCCTGAACCAGTACGCCGAGTCCGTGGACGCCAGCAGGCAGATGGCTACCGCGCTGCTGGCCGAGCACAGCCTCGTGGGCGGGGCAAGCAAGGGCGGCAAGATCGTCGATTACATCGATCAGATTGGCGAGCTGCCGCCGAATTGGCCTCGCACCAAGGGCGGGAAGTTGCAGGCCACCAAGGAGCTGTTGGAGGAGTTCGACCATCCGTTGGCTCAAGCGCAGCTCACCCTGGGAAAGACCGACAAGGTGCTCGGGTACCTCAACAAGGCCGACTTCCAGGCACAGATGGCCGGGCGGTGTTACCCGCAGGTCGGCATCCTCGGTGCGAGCGCCACGGGACGCATGGCCGCCAGCGAGCCTCCGTACCAGCAGTTCTCGGCCAAGGCGCGGCCAATCTTCCTGTCCGATAACCCGGACGCCGACGAGAATGTGGAGTGGTTCACCAACGCCAAGGGTGAGATGGAGTCACGGTGCACCGGCCCAGGACGACAGCTCTGGTCCATCGACTGGAGCCAGATCGAGCCGGTGACCATGGGGCTGATGGCCAAGGACGATGTGTTCGTCGCGCCGTATGAAGCCGGGGATGACCTGTACGAACCACTGATGCGCGCGGCCGGCATCGATCGACCATCGGCGAAGGTGAACCTGCTGGCCACGATGTACGGCCAGGGCATCCCCGGACTGGCACGACGAACCAAAACCAGCGAAGAGAAGGCAGCACAGATCCGGCGTCAAATGCTCTCGGCTATGCCCGCCAGCGCGCGGTGGATGACGAAAGTGCAGTCCATCGCCGAGGACTACGGCAAGGTCATCACAGCATCGGGACGCATCCTGCACGTGCACGCGAAAGGCAGCTACATCGCGGTCAACTACACCGTGCAGGGGTCGGCGTACGACTTTCTCGCACACGCCATCGTCGAGATGGAACGGCGCGGTCTCGGCGACCTGGTGGTGCTCGGTATGCACGATGAGCTGGTCATTGACGCCACCGAGGAGCAGGCCATTGAGGTCGAGCAGATCATGCGTACACCACCGGAATTCATCATCCGATGGGCCGAACGCACCCCGATTTTGAGAACCGACCGCGCACCGATGGGAAGGGCTTGGGCCAAGGTATGACCGAAATCGATCTCATCAATCACCCGCCGCACTACAACCTGCATCCGAGCGGAATCGAGTGCATATGGGTAACCAGACTGATGACCTACACCTGCGGAAACGCAGTCAAATACGTGTGGCGCACCGACCATAAGAACGGGAAGCAGGATCTAGAAAAGGCGATCTGGTATCTCGAAGATGCTGTCCGACACGCCGATCCGGTCTTTCTCTCCAACTGGTATGCCGATGCACTCGACAAACTACATCGTGTGATGGAGTACGAATCCGACCCCAACAGATTGGAGTTTTTCGACGCGATGACCGTCGGCGCGAAGCACCGCGCCATCGAATCTGTGAGAAAGATGCTCGCCGCCTGACGATCGCGGTATAGGCTCCCTCGCACCAGCTCTACCCCGAGACGACAAACCCCATCGTCTGAGCCGGTGCATAACTTCATACATCCCCCGACCCCGAGAGGCATTTTCCCCCGAATGCTCGGTTCATCTGCGATAACTGCTGTCCTGGGCAGTGGCGTTGACAACACCAACCACGCCGCCGTCCGCTCATTCATCAACTCCGCGTGCGAAGCCGGACTCTCTGTCCTGCTGGTCGTTCCCGGCACCAAGCAACCGTTTGACGGCCGGACGCCGGCCAAACGCAAGACCGAGGACAAAGCCGCACAGCTGGCCGCCAAAGAGGCAGGCCGTCGAGATTGGTCCAAGGCCAAGAGCCCGTCCGGGCTGGCGCTGGCGACCTCCACCAAGACCGCTCTGACCCGCAAAGGCGGGTACCTGGACCGCTACATCGAGGCGTTCGGCGCCGATTGCGCGGTGAACATCGCCGTCGAGGTCGGAGGCTCGCGCCTGGTCATCGTCGACTGCGACACCCTCGCGCAGAAGCGCAGCTTCCTGGACGTCGCCACCGGTGACGCGGACTCACAGCTGCCGCCCACTGTCGTCACGCCGGGAAGCCGTGACGCCGAGGGCAACTGGGTGCACAGCGACGGCGGGCACTACTGGTTCACCGTTCCCGAGGGCGTCGAGATGCCCACCAACATCGGGTCGCTCACCTGGGGCGGCACCGACGGGTTCGCGGTCCTCTGGAACCGCCGGTACGTGCTCATCCCGCCCAGCACACGGCCCGAGGGCGCGTACGAAATGGTGGGGCGCGACTACGAGTGCCCCGCATGGCTGCTGGAGGCCATCAACGAGAAGGCAGCGGCCAGAGCCAGCCGGACCGTCGAGAACGCCGTCGACAGTGAGCTTTCCAGCTCGATCGACGAATGGGCCGAAACCATCACGTGGGACGACATACTCGAGCCCCTGGGGTGGACACCAACCGTGCGGCCAGACAACTGCGGCTGCCCCGTCTGGACGGCAACCGGCGAGCACAGCTCCCCCAAGTCGGCCACCGCGCACGACAGCGGATGCACATTGGGCCGGTACACCGAAACCAATGCACCGCTGCACATCTGGACTGACCACGACATCGAGCCATTCGATGAGTACGTCAGCGAGCACGGCACCAACACCCTCTCGAAGCTGCAAGCCGTCGCGTACACCTCCTACGAGGGCAGCGTCGGCAAGGCGATGGACGGCATCGGCATCAGCCCCGCGGTCCATGAGATCGAGCGCGAGATCGGCGTCAGCACCAAGGACATCGGCACCGAGGAAGCCGGGCACGATCCGAGTGAAGAGATCGTGTTGCCGCTGCCACCCCGGATACCAGGCGAGCCGAAGTCATCGTGGCTGTCGGAGCCCGACGAAGAACTGTCATCCGAACAGCAGGACGCTGAGCAGCGGGACTATGAGCGCAATACCCCTGACGTCGACACCGCTGTCAGCTGCCACACCTGCGGCGAGAAGCTGATTCACGGCTCCACGCACCGCGATTCAGACAACACCCTCATCCACACCAACAGCGAGGGCGACGTCCACGAAGCCGAGTCGCCGTGGTTCGAGACGGTGGACGCCAACCCCTCGGTGTTCGAGCCCGAGATTCAGGGTGTCCCGATGATCGCCCCGTTCTCGCACTGGCGCGACATGCCAGCCCCCGAGTACGTGATCGACAGGCTCATCGAGCACGGTGGTCTGTCCTGCCTCATCGGCCCGCCGGGCGTCGGCAAGTCGTCGGTTGCCCTGGACATGGCGTGTCACATCGCTATCGGCAAGGCGTGGCGTGGCCGCAAGGTGCTCAAGACGCGCGTTCTCTACCTGCCGGGCGAGGGTTTGTCCGGCGCCGTCCAGCGCGTGAAAGCCTGGGAGGCGCAGCATGACATCGACGCCGCGGTGCTGGACGACGGGCTGCGACTGGGCAACTCGATCATTCAGCTCGGCGCCAGCACCGAAGCATGGGGTGCGCTGGCCGAGTATGTGATCCGCGAACGCATCGGCCTGATCATCTTCGACACCTTCGCCCGTATGAGCCTTGGCATCGAGGAGAACAGCGCCACCGAGGTAGGCCGTGCGGTGGTCCGGTTCGATCAGATGCGCCGCCTCACCAACGCCGGCGTGCTGATCGTGCACCACACCGGAAAGAACAATCCGACCGCCGCGCGCGGCAGCTCCGCGCTCAATGGGGCTCTGGACTCCGAGCTGCTGGTGAGCGACGGAACCTGGGAATTCGCGCCGGAGTCTTTTGACGACGAGGGACGGCCGCCCTCAGGTAAGAAGATCCAGCTCTCGACCACCAAGCAGAAGAACGCCGAGCAGATGGACGAGGCGATGCCGCTGCTGATGCGCAGCGACGATCAGTTCAACGCGCCGTACATCACCGGACCCAACGGAAGCCTGGACCCGATGCAGGGGCACATCGAGATGGCGCGGCCGGTCGAAGAGACCGTCATCGAGACCGCAGTACGGATCCGGCAGTTCATCGACCAGTTCACCGAGCAGGGCGTTACCCGAGCCGACATCGCCTCGGGCGTCCGGCCGGACCCATACACGGCGCGGCGCAAGGACTCCCCGAAGGCGTGGAAGCACAAGGTGCACATGGCCGTCGACAACGCGCTTCGTTGGGGCCTGCTGGAGACTGCCAGCGGGCAGAAGCTCGGTGCCCGATACGTCCCCGGTCTCATGGGCGTTGAGGCATCCCGGGCCGCGTACGCCGCCGAGGTGCTCACCCCGGTCGATGGCGAGGGGGTTGCGTGATGAATCCTCTCGCCTGGTACCTCGTCGGCATCGTCACGCTCCCCGCAGGGATCGGAGCCGTCATGGGCGGCGATTGGATAGCGCATCGCTTCCGACGCTGGTACACCCGGCCCCTACAGCTGGAAGGCAAAAGGCTGGCGGCGCGCAGGTCGCTGATAGTCGGCATGACGCTTGAGCTTCTCGATGCACGGCACGTGCACGCGGTACGGCTTCCCTTCAACCGCGCTTTCATCATCCGGTCAAATCCGAAGCGCGAGTATGACTTCGTCGGTGAGCAATGGGTCATGATCGGCGACGACTACAAGAACGCGAGCGAGATCCTCGGCAGGGCGCTCGACGAATTGGGCTACGCGGAGACCGACTCGTGATATCGGGGGAGTTATCGAATCATCTTGCACGCGTTGGCAAACCTTCCGACTCTGTCTACTAGCACTAGACAAACTTTGTATAATCTCCCAATACTATTTAAGTTCAATAGAATTGAACGCTCACAGGTGTTGACACCACCTCTAGGCTAAGGCAGTATTAATACAGGCAAGGCAAACAGCTCAACCTAACGACAACTGAACACCAAGCCACCTACACACCACGCAGACACCACAGTCGGAGGACGGGATGGAACCCGCCGAAATGGGGATTGAACCCCAACAAACTTCACAGCCGCGCATCCTGCGGCCCTATCAATCACAGGCAGTCGGTGTCGTCGAGTCCGACTGGGACGCCGGCATCCGGCGGGTAGGCGTCGTCCTGCCCACCGGATCCGGGAAGTCCACGGTCATCGGCAAGCTGGCATCCAACGCCTACCACCGCGGCCAGCGCGTTCTTCTGCTGGCGCACCGTGGCGAGCTGATTGACCAGATGATCGACAACCTGATCCAGATCGATCCGTCAATCCCCCACCAGCACATTGGGGTTGTCCGTGCCGAGCTCGACGACCACCACGCCCCTATCGTCGGAGCGACACTGCAGACCTTGGCCAACGCGTCGCGGCGCAAGGCTCTCGGGAATCGCGACGTAATCATCTGGGACGAGGTGCACCACGCACCCGCCGAGGGATACCACGCCACGTTCCGCGAGCTGGGCGGCTACGACGACGCGCTGATGTGCGGAATGACCGCCACCATGTACCGCGCCGACAAGAGCAAGGGCAAGACCGAGGACATCGGACTCGGCGATGTCATCGAGAAGATCAGCTTTGAGCGAGACCTCAAGTGGGCGATCGAGGAGGGCTACCTCGTACCACCCACCGGCTTGACGGTGCGGATCAAGGAGCTGGACGCACTCGACAAGATCAAGAACATCGCGGGCGACTTTCATCAAGGCGACCTGGCCGAGATCATGGAGGCCGCAGTCGAATACACGGTGGACGCCATCGAGAAGCACGCGGCCGACCGCAGGTCCATTGTATTCGCCGCCAGCGTCGCGGCCAGTCACCAGATCGTTGACCTGATCAATGAACGCGGGAACCTGCGCGCGATGGCCACCACCGGCGCCATGGGCTACGAGGAACGCAAGCCCGTCTACGAGGCATTCCGCACCGGCGATATCGACATCATGGTCACCGTCGCAGTGCTCACCGAGGGTGCCGACTTCCCCATGTGCGACGCAGTGGTGATGGCCCGGCCCACCCGAAGCCGAATCCTGTACACACAGATGGTGGGTCGCGCGATCCGTCTGTACACCGACCCGGTCACCGGTGTCGAGAAAGTCAACGGCCTGGTTCTCGACCTAGCGGGCAGTACGCGGCGCATGAAGCTGGTTCACCTCTCGGAGCTGGTACACGGCATGGGCATCGAGAGCACCAGCGTCGATGAGACAGGCGAGCCGATCGAATGCCCCGAGTGCGGCCGGAACATCGAGCAGTGCGCCTGTGAGCCCGAAGACTCCGGCGGTGGCGGAACCATCCGGGTGCGCCGGCAGGGGCCTGTCGACATGGTGAGCATCAACCTGCTAGACAACGACGACACCCTCTGGCTTCAAACGCCGGCCGGTGTCCCGTTCATCAGTCTGGAGCGTGGACCCGCAGTGTTCCTGTGGCCCAACGAAGACCGGACACTGTGGACCATCGGTCAGATCAACACCCGCACCCGCAAGGGCGGATGGATCGACGGTGACGAGGGTGAGCAGCAGTACCGTCCGCAAGAGGACGCGGTTCGCGCCGCTCAGCAGTGGTGTCGCAACGAGGGTCACGACCTGCCAAGCAAGTACGCCACCTGGCGCACGCGCAGTCAGGCACCGAGCGAACTGCAGATGAAGCTGGCGCGCAAGCTGCACATCCCCGCCTACGAGGGAATGACCAAGGGCCGCTTGAGCGACGAGATCAGCATCGCGTTCGTGGCTAACCTGCTCGACGCGGCGATGGGGGGGGCTGACCGATGGCGCGACACCGCAAGACACGGATAACTGACCCGTTCGGTCCACACCGAGGACGACGCATAGACGTCGAATGTGACCCAGGCGACCACGTCGGAAAGCACCGCCCCGGCCCCGGCATGTATTCGCCGGGATGGCTTCCCATCGAGGCCGTCACGTCCTGGATGAATCGATAACCCGAGAAAGTTCAACACAACAGGCGGACTGAACCGCCGAAATGGGAAGGAACCCAACGATGAATAGAACCCTCTTGATCACGATGATGCTGCTCATCGGCGGCAGCCTGTCAGCTGCCGGGACAGTGTTATCCCCGACCGTGGGCATCGGGACACTAGGCATATCGCTATCCGGTGGATTGCTCCTCGGGGGCGGAATGTACTGCGCCTTTCGGGAACTGCGATGAGCGACTTCCGAACCGACCTCAAGGCCGTCTTGGTCGACAAGCTCAACGAGAACTGGGACGGCGGCGTCTACGGATCGATCACACCCGAGGACATCGTCGACGTCAGTGTCTACTGGGACGACGGCGACCGCTACGACCCAACCTACGGTGAATCCCCCAATGCAGCGCCCACTTTTGAGGTCACGGTAACGCTGTCGCACGCCCGTGGCGGGCAGCGGGTCAAGGTGGACACTGCCTGGACGTTCACCGCGCTGCTGCGTGCGGTGCTGGCAATCGGGGACCAGCGATGAGCTGTCGATACGCGGCCAAGCGCCAATTCCCCACGCGCGAGCTGGCGCGGCATGGCGCCCAGACCATCCGCGCGACAGTGGAATCCGAGGGCCGCGCGTACCAGACGCTCTACCCGTACCGCTGTCCCGACGAGGCGGGCCACTGGCATCTGTCGCACTACCGGCAGGGATACGCAACCTGCCAGTTCTGCCGACGTCGAGCCGCCGCCTGGGATGGCGGCCAGAACTGGATCATGGCCGCCCACACCACCAATGCCGAACCATGCCCTGGTGCTGGCAAGTCAGGAAGTGACGGAGGTGACTCGCGATGAACGCCAAGGTCGTTGGTCTCAGCGTCGCACTCATCGCGCTGCTCACCGCGTGCGCGCCCGAGAGCGGTCGGGTGGTTGACAGCGCCTACCGGCCCGCGTGGGTTCAGGTCCTCGACACAGGCAAAACGGTCGTCATCATCCCGCACCCCGAGTCATGGGAGCTGGAGCTGGACAACGGAAAAGACCGCGGCTGGCGGACCGTCGACATCCAGGCGTACCACCTGTGCGCTGTCGGCAAGCACTATCCCGAGTGCGCGGAGGACCGATGAGCGTCGCCGAGGAGTACCCAGCCCGCACCGACGGCAATAGGACCACCTGGTACCGGCCCGGTTTCACCGGCAAGACACCGCCCTCTATGTGGGGCTGGACCTCTGACCCCCTGCAGGCACACCCCGACTACGCCAAAGCCGCGAGCCTCTGCGGAGTGCCCGACAATGCAACGCCGGAGGACCGTGCCGCGATCCTGGAGTTCGCCGCTGAGCTACAGGCCAAGACGGCGAAGGTCAAATCTGAGTTGTACGGGAATGGTCCGCTCGATGTGCCCGATATTGAGCTCCCTGGCATGTGGGAGCGCGCTGACTTCACCGGCGGCCGGGAAGTAGTCCGTGGCGCCAACTACGACCCGAACTGCCAGGACTGCAACTACGACACCCATCGATGCAGGGGATGTGGCGAGCCCTACCTCCACGGAAACCACCCGAGCTGCAAGGACTGTGAACCGGCCGAAAACCCCGCGGCCACCCAAGAGAAAGGAAATGTAGTGACCGAGATGATGGTCGACGGCTCCCCCGACGTCGCCCGATACAGCGAGTACAGCAGGTACCCACTGCCGCCGATCCCGCCCCAGGTGGAGGTCACGGTCGACGGATACCAGCGCTACAAGGTGCCGAGCCCGAGCACCGGGAAGCTCACCGGATTCACTCGAGCTACCACCGTCTCTCGCACCACCAGCGAGGAATACAACCTGGAGCAGTGGAAGATCCGCACCAAGGTCATGGCGGTGCTCAAGGCCAAGGCAGCGGCCGACAATCGGAGCGACGGCGTACTGATGATCGCTGGCGGGGACGTCCTGGCCGAGGCGTATGACGCCCTCCTCAAGGCGATGGACGACGGAAAGAGCCGCCCGATCAACCAAGCCATCGACAAGATCGACGACCTAGCCGGCGGTGCCGATGCCCGCGAACTCGGCGGCGCGGTCCACGACTGGCTCGGCGAGCTGGACTCGGGACGCATTCTGCTGCACCAGATCCCCGAGCAGTTCCAGCCCTACGCGGTGGCGTATCAGGAGTGCCTGGCGCGCGCCGGGCTGATCGCCATGCCGGAGTTCATCGAGCGGCTGGTGCTGAACAACCGAGGCATCGAAACCATCTGCGGACGCATCGACCGGATCTACCGCTGCGTCACCGACGGGCAGCTGTACCTCGGCGATCTCAAGACATCCGAGTCGCTGGACTTCTCACTGCTGGAGTACGCAATCCAGTTCGCCGCGTACGGCTATGCACCGCTGATGTGTGCGATAGACCGACTCGGTTGGGAGCCGATGCCCAAGTTGGTTGGCCTACCACATCCCAGCGACGACAAAGTGTTCGGAGAGGACGGTGACCCTCGTGACCCGATGTGCTTCTGCGTCCACGTCCCGCGGACCCAGCCCGAGCGCAGCCAGGTCATCCCGTTCAACCTGCGATTCGGTGCCGATGCTTACATCCAGGCGCTCGAAGTGCGCAAGACCCGCAATGCGGCCAAGAAGGAGGTGCTCGGCCAAACCACGCCGATCCCCTCCAAGGAGGCCCTGCGCTACGTCGAAGCCCGACAGGCGCTCCAGAACATCCATGACGAGGAGGATGCCCGCAACGTCATGGAGAAGTACGAGGACGTGCTCGACGACGGCCTCATGGAATTCGGAGCCCAATGCTTCGAGCTCCTGTAACACCCCGCACACACCATGCACACACCAAAGGAGAAAGAAATGGCCAATCCGTTCAGCGGTCCCAAGGGCGGAACCGCTACCGCCACACGTCCGAAGACATCGACGATCGCCGTCGCTGACCCCGAAGACGAGGGTGGCGCCGTCACCATGAAGTCGAAGCCCACGGACCCCTTCGCGCTGCCGGGCGGTGGAGGCAGTGGGTACAAGATCACCGAGTTCGAGGGTGAATTGCTGTTGATCAAGCCGATCGAGCGCGACGTGATCCCCACCGAGATCAGCGCCGAGACCAAGTGCATTCGTTGCGATGTCGTCCGTTTGGAAAACGAGAACGAGCAAGTCGAGGACATGCTGGTGTTCCAGACCGCGCTTCTGCGCACGCTCGGCCGCGTGATTGACGGGCCGAATGAGTGGGTTCTCGGGCGTCTTGGCAAGGGCACCGCCAAGAAGGGCAAGAGCGCACCGTGGATCCTCACCAAGCCCGATGAGGCCGAGGCAGAGCATGCAGGAAAGGTTATGGCGGAGCTCGGCCTGCTGTAATCTGGGCTCGTCGGCCTGTCGGACATCCCCCGGCGACAGGAACCACCGATAGCCTCGCAACGAGAAATCCCCCGGTAGCGATTGCTACCGGGGGATTTTCTTGTCTCCCGAGACATCTGCCCGACCAAGGCGAGTCCACCATAGCCAAGCACAGTGACATCTGGGGGTATCGCCACAGCCCCCAGATGCCTTGAGACTGGCGATATTGCCCAACTTGCCCTAGTGCCTGACTCCCCACAAAGGAAGCGCTACAGGGCTTCTGAGAGCTAGTCAGGATAGCGCGTTGACGAGCTGCGCCGCCTTCTCCACCGCGGTCATTCCATCGAACACGCGGTGGGCCGGATCGTTGTACATGTTGTGATCCTGACTGATCACGAACTTGAGCAATTTCTGCAGCGAGACAACGATGTTCCCGATGTTTAAGATCATCGCAAGCAGGTTCGGCGTCTGGTTGGTCCCGCTGCCTGTGATCAAGGGCAGCAGCCCGGCGAGCTGGCCGAATCCCGCGAGCATCGGATTACCGGTCAATCCCAGTGCGGCACCGCCGAAGCTGGTCAGTTGCCCAAGCTGGCCGACGAAGAGATTGAACAGGTACACGGCGAACTCGGGTGTCGCCTCCATGCGAACCAGGATGTCGTAGAACAGCGGCAGCAACCCGGCCGCGTTGGGATACATGTCCCCTGGCAGCGTGAAGCTGTAGTAACGGTTCAGAATCCAGTCCGGCGGAAAGTCCTCAGAGATCCCGTGCCCACCAGGGTTATTGCCGAGCAGCGTCGGGCCCTCGGGACGGTTGGGGTCACCGAACTGCAGGACCATGGCAATCTCGTCGCGCCGGTCTGCCGGCCACCGGTTCAGGAACTCGACCACACAGCCCGCACCGCCGGAGTATCCGAACAGCACCTTCTTACGCCTGTCCGGGACGGCGAATTTGCGTCCCTCTGCGACACCATCCTCGATCATGTCCAGATAGCTGTGCGTGGGGTCGTTACCGATCATGAAGGCATTGGTGTTGTATCCGAGACCCTGAATGTCGAACCGCCTGGGGTCCAGCAGCTGCATGGTGTCCCAGCCGAATCCGTTGTCCCAGCGGCCCCATGTGCCGGTCCAGCTCAGCCCGTAGTACGGCTTCGTGGGCGGTGGAACCTCGGAGGCACCGATCAGCAGCATTTGGACCTTGGTGGCCCAGTCGAACGCGGGACTGTTCGGGTCGAGGTCAGGTCCTGGCTTATAGCCCTTGACGACCTCGGTGTGCCGGTTGTTCTTGAATTGCCGCTGAGCCTCCAGGTAATCGGCGTCGATGACCTCGCTCGTTGTGCCCTTGAGCTTGGCGCCGTAGCTGAACCGCGACAGGTACTTACGCGCAGCGGGCAGCAGCGGATCGCTCTCGCCGATCTCATCGGGTGGTGTCCAGGTCACGAGGCGTCCTTTCCAATCGGGGCGAAATCTGCTATGCCCAACTGCTTTCCGATGACAGCGACCGCATCGACGAGCGTGCGAGCGCCGAGCTGTGGCCACGCGATACGCAGCTGATCCCAGATCTCGCGCGGATAGTCGGGCGAGGAGGGCAGTGTGGTGGTCGGCGTTTCGCCGGGGAACTGGTATCCATCGATGTCCTTTTGAATTTCGCCCCGGAACCAGTTCATATCGAGGTTGCCCGGATCCCATTTGTATTGCCGCACGCCAGCGGGACCGAACCGCGCCCACTCTGCATGGGAGAGGTTGTGCGACACCGGAACCTGCAGGTGCTTGGTCAGCGCCGCGCCGACATCGCGCATCGAGATGATCTGCGCGGCGGGCCACGGCTCGCGCGTGATCGTCTCCTCGGTCAGCGAGGTGTCGCGCGGATATGCGCACTCGATGCCGATCGTGTACGCGTTGGCATTGTCGGTGGGCAGTCCCGGCCAAGAACCGCGGCCGGCATGGTTGCACGGCCCAACCGCGACGATGGTGACGATTCCGTCCGGTGCGATGTGGATCTGCGCAAGCGGCCCTGGGAGGTCTGGGCGCCCCTTGCTGATCGATTCTGGCTTCTCAGCAGCGTTTCCGGTGTGGTGCCAGACGACACCCCAGATCGTGCCCATGGTGCCGCCTACGCCGTCGGTCTTCCAGCCGGGCAAAGTGCGCAGCCGGTCGCCGAGCGCCGGACGGAGAACATCTTCGAGCCAGATGGGATCGCCTGAGACGCCCACGTTTCCTCCTGGATTGAGTGCGCCGGCCAACCATGGCCGGGGGTCGATCTGGGAACCGGCCCGCCACGCCGTTGGGTGGACCTCGAAATGCAGATGCGGGCCAGTTGATTGGCCGTTCGCGCCGACGTATCCAATCAGCTGGCCCGCGCTCACCCGGTCGCCCTTCTTGAGGCCCGTTGCGTAGGCGTTCCACATGTGGCCGTACACAGTGGTGCCTGCGCCCTCGGCGGCCGGGTGGTCAATGACGATCCACTGACCGAAGCCGGTGGCGGCGCCTATGTAGGCGACCTCGCCACCCTGCGCGGCGTAGATCGGTGTACCGTCTGCTGCCTCGAAGTCCTGCCCGAGATGCACTGTCCCCCAGCGAGGCCCGAAACCCGAACCCCACCGGAACGAGCCCGTCTTGAGCGGGAGGAACCGAGGCACAGCGCAGACGGTAGGCATCTACCGTGCACGCAGTTCCCAGTTGACACTGCCAGCGGTTCTAGGTAGTATCAGTAATGCATAGGGCAGGGAAGAAACCCACCCACGAGTGGAAGGAACCACGTATGCCACACCAAAGGACGAGCGGCCCCGAGGGGGCAATCCGCCAATAGATGTCTCCGCGCAGCTGCAGCGCCGCGTCGGCGGTTACAGCGCGGAACAAGGGGATGTACCCGCCGGGGCCCGACGGCCCCGGCGTTCCAACAGTTTTCACGAGGCAGGGATGAACCCGCCGGAACAGGAACGAACCTATGGTCAGCTATCTCTCGTACGCACCGAGCGACGAGGACTACATCGAACCCGAGCCCTACTACGGACCGGTTGAGCCGAACCCGAATCATGTCCCCGCCGACCTGGTGGCAGATCGATGATCGAAGCATTGATCACCTGGTATCGGCATCGAAAGACCACCAGATTCATTGAAGCTCAGCGACATATCGCATGGGCCGAGTCCCTGCGCGACCCCGACGCGCCTATCCCATACGCACTCGTTGACGCGGCATGATGGCGTGCGTCGGGGTTTTCGTGCTTGGCCTCATCGGCCTGGTGTGCTGTCCCGAAAACAGGCCACTCGCGGCCTTCTTTGGCGTCGTCACCTTGGGTTCCGCCGTGGCCGTTCCATTCCTGGCATTGATCGCCTGAAACAGGACCAACACCCTGAACCATAGGTATTATTGAGGCAGAGGCAGGGAGCAAACCCGCCCAATCGGAAAGGACCGAGACATGCGATCACCATTCGTCGCACCCGCATCGGGCATGGATGTAGACCCGATCACCGACCGGCAGCGCAACTATCTACGCGAGCTGTTGCTCCAGAAGGCGCAGCTGCAGGGAAAACCCGAGGCCGAGGCATCTGATGAGATCGACGCCCTACTGGACCGCTTGAGTAAGTCTGGTGCTAGTGCTCGTATCGAAGAGACCAAGGCGTATCTGCATGCTCACCGGGACGCTGTGGACGCGGTGCGATCACATGTCGGCGGACCAGATGCCGTTGAGATTGAGGACGGCTTCTACGAGCTGGCCGACGGCCGGATCATCAAGGTGATCCACGCCGTCCACGGCTCTGGCCGCCAGTACGGCAAAGTCCTGAACACCGAGACCCGGACGTTCGACATGGAGGTAGGAATCCTCCGCGAGGTGCGCGCAACCGGCAAACGGATCGACGACGACCAGCATCGCTGCGCCGAACTTGGGAAGCTATATGGCGTCTGCATGTGCTGCGGTCTGGAACTAACTGACGAGGCCAGCATCGAGGTCGGTATTGGTCCTGTGTGCAAGGCCAAACGCGGGTGGTAGCTTTGTGCGATCCCCCGACCCCGATGTTTGTTGGCCCGCCCCAGCCACGAACGTCGGGGTCGTCGTGTCTACGAGGAGACGACGTGCCCGATAAACGCCCACCGGACTACACCGAGGGCCTCGGCGAGCTGATCCGCGCATATCGCGCCTATACCGGGCTTAGCCCGCGCAGCATGGCGTTGAAGATCGGTATGGGCGAGAAAAGCCTGTCCGACATCGAGTACGGGAGACGCGCCTGTCCACCCGGATTGATCGACAGCATCCTGCACGTACTCGCCGTCTTTGAACGCGACGTAGAGAAGGCCATTGATGTTGCCAAGAGCTCCCAGGCCACCGAAAACGAGCCTTTCGAGATGCCGGTCGACGGCGACCCACGCTTAGAGTGGCAACGCGCCGTGATTGGCCGTGCTGCGGTCGACAGCGGCCTGATACTGCCTATACTCGTAGGTGACCGTCACCCACGACGCAGCTAAGGAGAGCCCGGTGAGCGCCGCCGCGACTGCATTACGCAAGAAGGTAGTGCAGTTCCTCAGTGCCAACGAGGTGGCGCATTACCTCGGCCTCAAGAACTCCGCTTCGTTGACCAAGTACGAGCTTCCGTTGGAAGACGCCACCATCGGCGCCTATCGAGGGTGGACGGAAGAGTCCATCGCGACGTGGAACGCTAACCGCCGTGGACCCGGCAACTGGAAGAAGCAGCCGACGAAGACCAGCGGTCGCACGCCGGTCCATTACATGGGAATTTCCGAAGTCGCGAAGTTCCTGGGGCTCAAGGGTGCGTCATCGCTGACCAAGTACGCGCTTCCGAAAGAAGATGCCCGGATCGGAAAGTACCGCGGTTGGTCCGAGGAGACGATCGACGGCTGGAATCGCCGCCGCCGCGGTCCCGGCAACTGGGGTGCGCGAAACTAACTGCACTCGACGTAATCGAGTGCCGGTGAGAATCGCCGCGGTCCAAGGATGTCTTTAGACGCGTCGACGCGAACCGTCATCGAGCGGTAGTCAGGCCCCTTAGCCGCAGTGTTGCTGGTGTCATTCCATTCGCCGACGAACTGACCGTTTCGGTACATGCTGTGCAAATTGCCGACCTGCCTGAGTCGGAAGATGTCTCCCGCACCGAAGCTGCCACACTGCACCACTTCGGCGTCGACGCTCGATACGCGGAGCGCGATAAACAACTTCGACTCGCGCAGCCCGATACCGACACCGTGGGTTTGAGTCGAGCCGTTGTTGTTGGACCGCCGGTAGAGGATGGTCGTGTACGACGCACCTCCGAGCGGTGGTGATCCGTTGCCCTTGGTGGCGGCGCGGCACTCGATGTATCCGTCGTCGGCTGCGTGCTGAGCGACGGTGTATCGGGCCCGGCTGAATCGATTGGTAGTGGCGATGAGACCGTCCGGCATACCAAGGCGCATAACCCCGTCGACGATCGCCGCCCTGTAGTCGGTGGAGGGGCCAAGATCAGCCCACCGGCCAGTGTCCTTGAGATCCACGTTGGGACCAGAGAAGTTGTCGAACATGCGGTTTCGGGACCACACCTTGGCCGAACCCCGGTACGCGGCGGTGAGTGCCGTGCTCCCGCGGTATGCGCCCGCAATCGGGCTGATCCCGTGGTACCCGCTCATCAGTCCGTCGTGAAGTACAAGACGTTGGGGTCTTTCGTGGTAAGCGCCGCGTACTGCGCGGATGTGACGAACTTGACGGCCAGCTCAACGGCGTCACCGGCTGCATCCGTCGCCGTCACTACTCCGGTACCACACTTGGCCGGCGTCACCGCGTCATCGGCGATCTTGGCCTCCGAGACAGCCCCGTTCGCCAAAGCCGCGTTCTTGACCTGCCCATTGCCGATTGCCAGCTCGTCGACTGCGCCCGGCGCGATCTTGTGCGACGTCACCGCGCCGTCGCGCAGCTTGTCCGTGGTAATGGCGCCGTTCTCAACGCTCGACGGGGCGACTGCCTTGATCTCCGCAATGACCTCGGGCGGCAGTCGCTCGCCTATCGGCTGCGAGAGATCGAGGGCGGCAACAAGAGTCACGGGCGTCAGGGTAGCGATCTACCGTGCCTGGGCCATGAACGACGAGAACGAATCCTCCCCGCCGTCCTCGAAGCCAGCGGGCGCGGCCAGCTCGCCGGCTGTCGATTTGATCTCTTCTAGGTTGGGGCGATACAGCGAGTCGATGAACTGCTCGCGGTCGCGTTGGTCCTTCTTGTGATCGGACGACACGAACGATTCGATCACCAGTTTCTCGGTGATATCGAGGATCTGGTGCATCGACGGCATCTCCAATGGGTCGCCGATACCGAGACCAATGATGTGGCTGCGAACAGCCCTCCAGTTGTGAGCCGTCAGCAACGCGAGGTTGATGACGGCACCGTAGGGCGGGCGGTACCCCAGGTGCTAATCGATTTGCAGACCAGTGCTACCGAGTCGGACGGATAGTCCCCCATCATCATCCCGGCAAGCAGGCGCGTGAAGTCGTCGGGCTCCACATGGTTCTGGACGAACAGGCCGATGTAGCTGTTGCGCTCGGCATCACTGATCTTGGCGCCAACCGCCTTGCCGAGGGCAGCCAATGACTTTGGAATCGGCCGACGTACGCGGAGCGGGCCGATGCCGGGGATCTCGTGAACGACGTACGGACCGTAGTCGCGCATGCTTCGCGACACGTCGTCGAGAAAGTCCAGATAGCCTTCGGGTGGGTTGTACATCGTGTGACCTCCAGAGGTTAGGTCGGTTCAATCACCGGTCCTGTCACCGTAATAACTCCACTGACACGGCCGTCGCCGATGAGGACATGGCGGTCGGCCTTGAACGGACGCAACCCCGTAGGAATGGGCGGGTTGGCCTGGTACGCGATCGAGAGTGCGTTGTAGTCGCCCTGATCATCGGTCAGTTCCGTCATGCCTGGCGGCGGTGTCTGGTAGATCTGACCGACAAGCTGGTTGACGAAGCTGAACGCCAGCATGAGCTTGTTGTAGCTGACGATCGACGGCAACATCGTGTTCTTCCCGCCCAGCAGCGAAGGCTTGGTGAACTGCAGCGCAACGTCCGGCAGCACCGCAGGGTCAACGCCACGCAACGTCACGATCTGCGCCAAACCCTCAGACAGCGGGAATCCTGTGTGCCCGAATGTGTATGTGGACGGCTCAGCGGGTCCGGCAATCTTGGTGACGACCTTGACGTGCAGCACGCCGAATCCCCCGTCGTACTGATCAAGGAGAGTCCACCCGGCCGGGATGGTGACCTGGCTGGCGTTGCCCGAGGCATTTCCGACGACTGCAATCATGAAATCGCCCTCGGCGGTACCAGCTGGCTTGTTCACCGCCACGGTGGTGTCAGTCTCGATATTCCATGACGCACCAACCACTGTCGGCGTCGACCGTACGATCGCCTCACCGAGCTCGGGCACCGCGAACAGATCAAGACGCGTGCCGGCATCCCGGTACAACGACTCAGTTCCCTGGTCCCCCTTGTCGATCATCGAGTTTTCCCAGTTCTCGCTCTTGAACCACAGCTCCACGCGGGCGTTGAACCTCTCCCCCGGCTCAACGGGAATCCAGCCGGTGATGTGCGGCATGAACATATGGGTAGTCGAGTTCATGCGAACGTCGTGAACGCAGAACCCCGTACCGACCGACAGAATGCCTGCCTGACCGATGTCCGCACCACCGCCGAATCGGCTGACCGGCACCATAGGGATGTCCGCACCATCGGCGCTGATCTCAAATCCGTGCTGATACTCGAGATATGCGCGGCTGCGCGCTTGCAGCGCCACCTGCTGACCGCCGTTGGTGACGAGTCCGTAGACCATCTGACGCATGGGGGTGTTGTTCGTCCAGTCAGTCTGGAGCTTGTAGACCAGCTCGTTTTTCGCACCACCACCTGAACTGTCGTACTCGACGGATTTCGGCCCCACCTGGGCGGTGGCGACGGCGCGCAGCTGCATCCATGGCTGGGGCGCGATGGCGCCGTTGATGATCTCGAAGTGATCCGGGTTGACGCATGGTTGTGTCACGACGACCCCAATGGGAATGCCCACGCGCGCAGCCGTGTCCAGCGGGCGTGAGCTTCCCACCGGGGCTCGAACTCACTCGGAATAGTCCACACGCCCGGTGTCTGGACCGCGGCGAGGTAGCGGAAATGGACCGAGAATCCTGGCTTGATCTCTCCGATTGGCGCCCAGCAGGTCGAGTCGTCGGTGTCGAAGAAGAACCGCCCGAAGAGCACGTCTTCCCTTGCGACCGAAGCCCGATCGATCTGCAACCGGCCTCCGCTGGAGTCCTGCATGATCGAGGGGAAGTCGGCTTGTGGGCTGATTGCGATCTGATGACTGAACGCGTCGTGGATCACGACGGTGCCTGGGCTCTGGGCCACCACGGTCCGGGGCCCGCGATGGATCTGCATAGTGAGCATCTGAGCGTCGGGGGTGTTGTTGTTCCACGTCAGGTCACCGTCGATCATGGTGACCGGGTCAGGCGAACGGCTGATTTCACCGTCGCGTGTGGATTCCAGGAACGCCTCGGCGACTACGCGTGGAAAGAAGTTCTTGCGCATGCCGATTCCACGGTGGTCGGACAACATGTACTCGAAGGTGCAGATTTTCAAGCTCATCCGGTTACCAGCGTTCCCTGCCGCGACATGGCGATGAGCTGAATGCGGGTGTACGGAGCCTTGGCGCTGTGAACAGGTGAGTTCTTATTGGCGTTGTCGCTCCAGGGCGGTGGGGTCCAGACATAGCAGCGGTACCAAACGTTGAGCTTGGCGCCAGGCGCGACCGAGTACACCCATTCGTCGCTGATACCGGAACCGGCCCACACCCACTGCTTGCCCGGCATTGGCTCGGCCACCGTGTTTGTACCTAGATCAATCGCGGATCCAGTCTGCGAGTTGTAGATCCCTGTCGTCACCGGCACGACCGGGTCGGTGTCGACGGCATGACTCCACCGGTCACGGAACTGGATTGCGTTGGGGTTGCTGGTAATCCACTCTTTCGGTGATCGCACTACTCGGATCAGAACGTCGCATTCCAGCGGGCTGTCGTTGATCCATCCGACCTTTTGGTCCATGAGCAAGAATCCCGGCATCACCGCCTGGGGAAAGCTAGCAGCCGAGACACTGGCCGAACTGGCTTTCACATCACGGACAAGACGCGGAACTGCCCAGGGCCGCATGCACAATGCCCCATTGTCGTCGACAGTGAGATTCTCATCGATGCAGGTGCGCGGCTCGATCCAATCCACGATGGGAGGCTACGGAGCTGGGGTGACCGTCGTGGTCAGTGTCGCGCCCTCGACGTCGGGCCAGTCACGAACGAAGGACTCCGTGCGATACAGCGCTCCCGAACCCGCCGAGACGACCAGCCACGACGTGCAGCCGGTGGCATCGTCGTCGTCAAACACGCTGCGCAGCGCGATCGTCGGGTTCTCGGGATAATCAGGGTGGGTCTTCACCGAGCCCCGCAGGTATCCGTCCATGGCGGCAGGGTAACGACCAGCAGTGCCAACTGTGCTCACTCGACGGCGAATTCGGCGCGATAGTCGGCGGGGGTGAGCACGCGGACTTGGCCGGTCGATGAGACCACGATCCACCGGTCGGCGATGGCGATGAGTTCGGCCGATCCGTCCCGGCGCATGAGTTGGACGCGCCACTGCGTGGGGTTTTCGACTTCTTGGGAACCGTGGACGATGCCGTAGTGCAGCTTGCGTGCGGTTAGCAGCGAATCGATCATCGTCAAGGTCTGCGCGGCGCTTTGCGGTGTGCCGTCGAAGTACATGGCCTGGTAAGTGGTCTGCTTCAGCGGTGTCGCTTCGGTGAATCCCATTGCGGTGCTAGGCCTTTCTACTAGGGTTTGGGTTCGACGATGATGTGTCGGTCCGAGAACGTCGCGGTGCTGGTGCTGGTCTTGTAGACGGCTTTGAAAGTGGTGGTTCCGGGGGTTAGGCCGGTCAGGTGAATGCGCCGTGCCAGGTTGCCGTACAGCCCGGCGGTAACGGTGCGCCCGTAGGCGGCGGTGGCGTCAGCCGCGGCGCGGGTGTTGGCGCCCGACAGTACGAATCCCATGTATCCGGTTTGTGCGGCAGCCCCGCCGGAGGAGTAGGCGGCCGACATATCGATGGTGACCTCCCCGCTGGCCGGCACGTTCAGGGTGACCGACGGGCCAGGGGTGGTCAGATCCACGTAGGCAGTGCTGTTGGTGCCCTGCGAGGTGGCCACGGTGCCCGAGACGATGCGGGCGGGGGTTCCGGTGTCCAGGAACGCGAACTGGGACATCGAGCCGGGCAGGGCCGGATCGGAGGACGCCCAGCCGCCGGTGCGGTAGGCCGCGCCCATCAGGGAGGTGGCGCCCGAGTCGTTGTAGGAGTCGAACGCGGTGCCGTTGACTCCGACGGTGAAGGTGCGGGCGGTATCGGAGGTCAGGGTGAAGGCGTTGAACGGGATCGCCGCGCCAACCGTGCCGGTTTTCCACGCAGACTTTGCCCCGGAGGCGACGCGGCCCAGCTCATAGTGGGTGACACCGGAGACATCCCAGATCCGCAGATAGACGTAGTCGGTGAACCCAGAATTGGCGCGGATGATCAGCATGTATCCGCCAGCGGCTGCGCCGGGCGGGATCGTGCGCCACTGCCCGGCCGCGGTCATCGAATCGGTTTGGGCGATCCCGGTGTTGAGCTTGAGCGTCGGCAATATGAGCGTGCCCATGGCGGTGAACTGCGCCGGTATCGGCGCGCGGGCGCGCATCCAGATCTTGGCCGCACCGCCCAGACCGCCCTTGGTGTAGTTGCCGAACAGGCCACCGTTACCGCCGGCGCCACCACCGGCAACCCCGCCCGCGCCTGCGTTGCCGGTGCCACCGGATCCGGCGGTGAAGGTGTCCCCGAAGGCCGACAAGGTTTGAGGGCTGATGGTTTTCCCGTTCTGCCCCGACCCACCACGGCGGGCGCCCTCACCACCACCGCCGCCAGCGACCGAGGCCACCGGTGCGCCGGTCGGGCTGGTGATCGTCGAGGTGTCGCCGGGAAAGCCGTTATCGCCGAAGCCTAGGCCCTCGTCTTGCCCGCCCAGACCGCCGCCCCCGGCGAAGATCGAATAGGCGCCCGGCTCGATGGGAAAGGTGCCCGTGGCCCACCCTCCGGGGTAGCCGCCGACGCCGAATGCTCCCGAACCGCCCTCACCGGCGCCGCCACCGCCGGCGGCTGGGGCGATCACATACTCTCCATACCCGCCTGCCGCCCACGCCGGGGGCGTCCACGGCGCGGTGCCCGGACCGGTAAACACGGTGGTCTCCGCAGGGCGGAACGTGATCGAGGTGTTGAATCCGCCTACATCGGAGAGGATGTTTTGCAGCGCATTGATCGCTGCGCCTTGGGAATTGACGGTATTGACCAGCGCGGCCATCGCCGCATTGGCCTGTTCTTGGGATGCTCGGGGCACGTTGTTGCCGCCGAACTGGTTGTACAGCTGGGTCGGAATCGAGGCCAGCGCCTCAGCCAATCCCTCGACCGCCTGACCTGCTACGCCAGGGGTATTGCGGATCGCGTTGATACCAGCATCGATCGTGCCCTGGATGTTCGTCTGCGCGGCGCTGGCAGCCGACGACGCGGCACTGGCGTCGGCCATCGCGGTGGCCGCGTTGGTGCCCGCGGTGTTGGCCGTCGACTTTGTCCCCAGGAAATCTGCTACCGACGCCGCGATGTTCGACCACGAACCACCGGACAACCAGGACGTCCAATTGCCAAGACCGGTAGCCGCGTTGGTTCCCGCCGTTGCCGCGGTGCTCTTGGTGCCCAGAAAATCGGCCACCGCCGCACCGACATTGGCCCATGAACCACCAGTTAGCCATGAGGTCCAGTTCCCGAGACCGGTGTTCGCATTCGTCGTCGTACTCGATAGCTCTGACCACTTGGCTGTCAGCCAGTCGGTGATCGAGTTGAACGTCGTACCGTTACCGCCTGTAACGGCTTCGGCGATCTCCTGCTCGGATACTTGGCTACCTCGTTGGCTCAAGTCGACCGAGACAGGTTCCGGTTCCTGGCCCACTTCGAGTACTTCGCCCGGCCTGGTTGCGATGAGACGCCCAGAGATAGCGGATAGGACCCACATTCCTATCCGAACAGTCCGGGGATTCTCCAATGAGCGCAGTCGGCGTTCGGTTTCACGCGCCCATTCGGCGTCGCTGCCGGGCGGTCGCGGGAACGCCAGCGTCATCGGCTGCCCCTCCCAAACAGGCTGTGCTTGGAGTCTTCGATCTTGTCCAGCTCGATTGGGTCGTCCTCGTCGTAGATCGCGTCCATCGTCACGCTGACGGCGACGTCGCCCTCCTTGCACGAGACCTGCATCGATTGGAGTTCCATCAGTACGAGCACACCGTAGGACTCGACAGTGAATCGTGCCGAAGGCACCAACTGGTCGAGATCAACCGGCGCTTCCGGGTGGAGCCGAATGTCTCCGGGCAGCTCCAAGGTGTCGCGCACACGAGAAGTGGCCCGCACCAATTGCCGGGTTGCCTTGTTGGCATTGGACACCGAGAACATGTCATCGATGTTCACGATCCGCTGCAGATCGAGTCCCTCGATCTCGACGCGGGCCCGCGCGATGGAGTCGGCTGCGCGCAGCACGATGTCGTTGGCCATGTTCGTGCCGTCACGACTGATCACAGGGCTGCCGCCCATGAAGTCATGTTCCCCAAGCGATGCAATGGGTTTGACCGATAGAGGGCCCAGGACGGGCACTCCCCCGGTCACCGCCCACCGCAGACCCAGGTTCACCAGGCTGGAGATTGTCTGGTCAAGCATCTGGTCATCGACCTTCACCTGGAAGTCGAACTTGTCCACGCGCGGGTCCGGCCGCACGATCGGAGTGGTGTGGATACCTTTGCGCTCGACCATCGCTTCGATCAGCTCCCGGGCGATGAACGCCGGATCTGTTGCCTCCCAACGCTTAGTTATCGGATTGCGCTGCTTCTTGAAATAGGTACCTACGTCATAGGCCGTGACCGACAGCTGGTCCCGGTTGCCCTGCCACTTTGCAACCGGACCTGTCCAATGCAGGCGTCTGCCGTATTCGTCCCACACGCTGATCCAGTGCAGCCAGGGAACGATGTCCGGCACGACGCCTTCATTCAGTGACGACGAGACGTTGATCTCGCACTTAGACACCTGGTTCTGCTCACGTGACCACCCCAGGCTGATCTGGTGGTCAGGGTCGTACTGGTCTAGCTGAACGCCCTTGTGGGTGTGCAGCGAGACCAGCTGATTACGCTCGCCGCCTATCACTTACGGCTCCCGATCTGCCAGCGTGACGGTGATGTCGAAATCGGTATTGTCCGCGGCGATCACCACGAACTCCCAGCAGATCGCACGGTCCAACACAATCGGCCGCCACGGTGCGCCGGTCGGTGTCCCGACGATGCCGATCGGGCGCCAACGGCGGCCGTCGTAGTTGGTCCAGAACCGACCGGTCACCGCATCTAGAGTCAGCGACGTGGCCGGCGGGAGACCTGCGACTTGCAGGGGAAACAGGCTATTCTCACAGCGCACATCAGAGCCGCACACCCGCCAGAAAGCCTGCAAGCTCAACGAACTCGCGCTCTTGTTCGTTATCTCGATACCGACAGCGGTCTCGCGGCAGCGGTAGGGCAGATCTCGGCTCGGCACGATGAAGCTGTGTTGGAGCATCGAGCACACTGGCATGCATCCGCCGCAGTTCGGAGGTGGCGTGGACACGACGGAGATCTCCTCCGGCACGCAGTCCGTCGAGAACATCACCGGCATGTCCAGGCAGGTGTAGGGCTGCTCGCAGTCGGCGGCATGCAGCCAGTTAACGCGCTTGGTGGTGATGGTGTCCCAGACAACCGGGATCGTGACCTGGGGATAGTAGCTATAGGGCGAGAGCACCGACATCTCCCACGAGACGCGGTACACGGTGGCCTGTTGGTGCGCCTTGCCGCCGGTGACGATCTGCTCGCCGACCACAGGCGCCTTGGTGAGTACGACTCCATGGGTCTCCCGCAGCAGTTCATCAGGCGTGGCAGCTGTGTAGCTCGGGTGGGCATTGAGGTACTGCAGGACCGAATCTGAGCGGTCCTTGGTGCGCCGGAGCTGGCAGGCGAGCCATTCCAGTCCGTACTCGAGTCCGGCGTTCGTGCAGCCGATGAGCAGTGCCTCGAACTCCAGCGTGCGCGAGGTGTCGCGGTGGGGGCCCGCGATTCCGCCGTTCCCGACGGACTCAGTGATAGTCCGCGACACCGGGGTTGGGCCAAACCCCTTGACGTCCATCAGCCACATCCCGGCGAACTCCCCTGATTCGGGGATGCGCGAGGAGTACCAAGGGGCCAGTTCGACGCGGTATTCGCCATCTGCGTCAAGCCATTCGCGCAGCCCCGGCCAGGTGTCGTCGTATGTGATGAGCGATAGACACTCTGCCAGGCCGCATACGCCCGGCTCTACCCAACAGGTACCGTCGACTTCTATCAGCCCACGGCCATAGAGTTTGGCACCCGGCGGAGGTGTGAACAGGCCGGGGCGCATCTCTACGCACTCGGGCGGTAGCTCGTAAAGACCGGGGTGGTCTGGGGATTCGACCAGCGCGCAGTCGCCCGGCGACCCGTACACCGCGGCGTCCAGCGTCGGGATCACACCGCCCAGGTGCTCGACGACGCGCGAGCTATTGGTCAGCTCGGCACCGTTGAGCGTCATGTAGCCCCTGAACGCCACTCAGCCTCCTAGACGTCGATCAGTGACAGCAGATGGTTGCGAACGTTCTCTCCAGCCGCCGCACCGCCATGGACGGTGATCGGTGCGTGGATCTGGGTAACCCGGTCGCCGGTCCTGATACGACCACCGTCGAGTGCAGACACCAGCCGGTCGAAGCTCGCGGTCTGCTGCGGCGAGAGCACACGCTCGGGTTGCACTGTTGCCTTGGGCAGGAAGCCAATCCCAGGGGCAATGCCGCCTTCGTCGAAAGACAGACCAGGAAGAGACAGGCTTCCCAGTCCGCTAAGTAGCCCGAGTATCGGGCCGAAGATGCCCGTGAAGATCGAAGTGATCGGGTCGAAAATCGCTGCAGCACCGGCACCGCCGAAGAAGTCCTTCATGATGCCAGGGAAAATGCCCTGCAGGAGTTCGGCGATCATGTCGGTCAGCACCGAGGTGAGCGCGAGCGAGAAGTCGGTGAAGATGTCGCCCACGATCTCGACCATCGCCGAGCCGGCGCTGGAAATAATCGATGAGACCATGCCGCCGACGATGCTGCCGCCGGGGAAGCTGGCACCGATCGCACCGCCCGCGGCGCCTGCGCCCGCGTTGATGAACGCGTTCGCGATGGCCTTGCCGATCGGCACGACGAGCTTCTCGATGATGAATTTGATCAGACCTTCGATGACGATCTTCAAGATGCGGATGCGCTCGTCGGCCGCGGTCTGCTCGCTGGTGGAGCTGCGATCCAGCAGCGCCGAGGTGTCGTTCATCAGTCGGCCAGACGCGTCGAAAGCCTGGAAATCGCCGCGGAACTGACGGAAGTCCTTGCTCATCTCGTCGAGTGTGTCCCGGACCTCGATCTCCACGCCGATCACCTTGAGCAGCACCCGAATGAGCAGGTTGACGATCATGCCGATGATCGGAACCTGGCTCACACCAAAGAAGTCGGCACCAACGGTCTCGTTCCCCGAGACGCCGCTAGTGGTCGCACCGCCCATGACCGGCCAGACCGGGTTACCGGTGGTTGAGAAACCTACTGCGCGCATACCGGTGGCCGGGTGTACGGGAGTGTTCCAGCCACCGAGCAGCCCGGCGTCGAACAGCTTGGTCTGTACAGGGTCGAGCACGCGCTCAGGCGCACCGGATAGGTTCGTACCGAATGTGCCCGAGGGCCACAGGCCGCCCTCGTCGTAGAGCCCGCCGATGATGCCAGCGCTCGGTGGCAGGTCGTGTCCGAATCCTTGCAGTGCTGGCGAATTCGGCAAAGTGAAGAAACCACCACCTCCGCTGGGAGCCCCACCCGCGGGCGGCAAGATGATTCCGGCGCCGGTGTTGACTAGCTGACCGCCAACGCCGCCGGAGCCGCCCTTGGGCATAGCCCCGGCGACGGCTTGAGCGATGATCGGGCCCGCCGAATTGCCGATGGCGGTGCCCAGTTCGTCGCCGATTCCCTGCAGTGCTGCGGTAACACCCTTCTCTACCGCCGGGCCGAGAAGTTCGTCGCCGAGACGGTCTTTGACCTGGTTCATGATCGATTCGAGCTGATCGAGCTTGGCCTCCAGTGCCGCCTGCAGATTCGTGAACGAACGGTCCAGCAGGCCAGCTGTGTCTGAATAGATCTGCCCGTTGGCGGTGACCGTAGGCCCGATGTTTGCCATCAGGTTCTTGGCTTCGGGGCCGCCACCTGCGATCGAATAATCGGGCACGTTGAGACCGGCCATGGCGAAGGGCGCCAGCGGGTTACGTTGTTTGAGCAAGTCGGTATAGTCGGCGTTCGGCGCTTGACGCACATCGAAATTGACCGCGCTCGCGGCGTCCTTGATGGTGTTGCCGAACGCCATGCCCACCAGCGCCGACACGTCTTCGGACGAGCCGCCCGCGCCGGAGATCGCGCCAGCCAGTATCCGTCGTGGATCGCCGAACGGTAGCTTGCTGAAGTCTTCGGTCTGGAACTTACCGCGCTGGGCCTCGGCATAGTCCATCTGCTCGTTCTGCAGCTTCTCCTGTGCCTCTTGGTATTTCTCCTGCGCGTCGAGCAGATCCCGATCGGTGATGAGGTTTTGCTCGTGCTGTTTGTTAGCCACCGCAAGGTCGTACGCCGCCTTGGAGACGTCGCGGCCAGCCTTCTCGACGGCCTGGCCGGCACGCATGAGCGACTGCTGGTCGACCTGGAAGTACCCAGTGTTTCCGCTGAACGGGTCGGTGATCAGCGGGCCATTCGTCGCGTACATGTTCTGGCCCAGCGACCGCGGTGGGATGGCAGCGTTGATCGCGCCGTTGACCGCCTGTCCCGGCAGTACCCGCGCGTGCACATGGTCCATGTGGTTCTGCGTCGGCGATCCCCGGTTCTCCATGTCATAGCCCGAGCCATCCGGTCGCCAAAGGTGCTGCTGCCAAATGTTGTACTGCAATCCGAGCGCCTTGGCGTTCTGGAGCAGGAATGCGTTGACCTGATCACCAAGGGCCTTGTTGTTGCCGACCATGATGTCGAGGGCTTCGCCTCTGCCGTGCTCGTCGTACTTGTCGTGACGACCGGTATCGGCGTGCGCGGTAATGCCGGGGAACGTCTGCTCCAGGATCCGGAGCAGGTTGACGTTGTTCGGCACCATGCCTGACTCGTACTGACGTGGGAGGGCGCTCGGTGCGCCTTGAGTTCCTGGCGTGAGGCCAGGAATGGCGACCTGTAGCGCACCGTTTCCGAGCACCTTGGGTGCACCGCTGCCCGCCCACGGGTCGACCATGAAGTCATTGGGGTTGAGGCTGTCTTCGATGGCCTTCTTGCGCTCGGTGTCCGTCCACGGCTTGCCCGTCGCGGGATTGACCGGATCAGCGGGAACGGCGTACTGGCCGCCCGGCGGCAGCGGTGGAAGCTGCGCCTTCGGCGGAGCGTTCGGCGGCAGAGTCGGGGCCACAGCCGGGACCGGCAGGCCGGGCCCGAGCGCAGATCCGAGCAGCGTTTGCGCGCTGTTCTGTCCCGGCACGGGAGGTGCTATCGCGGTTACAGGTGGAAGCCCGGCAAGTGCCCGTTGAAGGCCGGTGATCTGATTCTGCGCTTCTTCAACACCTTTGAGCTTGACGTTGATGGTGCCGTCACGGTTCTGCTGGATCTGGACGCCGATCTTCTCAAGAGCGTCGAGAACCTCCTTCGCCAACGGCGCGGTGACATGGACCACGCCGTCCTTGTTGATCTCGATCTGCGCTCCGAGCTTCTTCAGGTCATCGATGACCGTCTGCGCGCCCTCAGATTTGATGCTGAGCGGTACGTCCCTCGGGAGAGCCTCCACGGAGGTGGCCAGGTCGCGCACTGCCTTGGCCGGCTCCTCTCCGAGCTTCTTGAGCACCTCGGTGGTCTGCTCGCCAACGTCGGCCGCGCCTTTGAGCTCAGTGCGAACCTTGATGAGTGCATCTGCAGCCTCGTTGCCTCCCTCTCCCGCGGCGCGCAAATTCTTGACCAGCGCGTTGAATACGTCCTGGCTGCCGTTGACCTGATCGAATAGGCCGCTGAGGTTCTCGCCAAACCGATTCTTAAGCAGCTCAGAGGCTTTCGCGAACGGTTCCGCCTGGGCGTCGAGATCCTTCTTGCGCGAGTCCAGATCAGCAGCCGGGGTGAATGGGTTGCGGAACGAATCACCTATGAAGCCCAGGACGCTGCCATCCTTGTCGCGGATTTGATCGAGCCACGACGCCCGCGACTTACCCTGTGCCTCCAGTTTGCTAAACGCCGTTTTGAGGGTGGTGTCCCCCGCGGCCTTCGCTGCAGTATCCCAGGCGCCGCCGGAGTTGAGCAGCGCTGTGTTCAGCTCGATCTGCGCGGTGGCTGCATCGCGGGCAGCTCGCTGGTAGCCCTCGACCGCGCTCGTGGATGCCATGTTCTTGCTAATGACGTCTTCGAGCAGCACTCCCGCGCCGATGCTGGCGGCAATACCGGCAAGACCGCCGCCGAGTCCGCGCAGCGCGCCCGTGAGACCGGTTGCCTTGGACTGCACGCGATCCAAGCCGTTCTCCGCAGCAGTCAGACCGCCCACGAGACCACCATTGCCGCGCGAGAACAGCGCTGTGGCGACCGAACCGATGCCGGTCATTGTTGTGATCATCTTGCGGATGGCCTGCGGAATCGTTGTGCCGAAAGACAACGCGATCAGGGAAAGGTTCGAGGCAAGGGAGACAACGCCCTTGAGGAAGAACCCACCGACAAGCAGACCAAGCGCCGTGGGCAATGCGGTCGGATGTTCGTTGAGCAGGTTCGCGACAGCGTCCAAGCCCTTGACGACATACGGCAAGATCTTCTCGGCGGCAGGCGCGAGCGACATGATCGCGCGGCCCAAATCCCACACACCCTTGATCAGCCCGCCGAGAGTGGTCAGCCCGCGTTGCAGCCACTCGTGGAGCTTGCCTGATTGCTTTGCCTCCCTGATGAAGTCGCGGAAATTCTCTGCCAGGGTGGCGCCGCCCTTGGCCAGTCCGGGTAGGAACTCCGAGCCGACCTCCATGATGTCGAGCAACGCCTGCGTCAGTGGCGCGATCGACGGAATCAGCTCGCGGAAGAACACCGCGATGTTGTCGGTGATCACCTGCAACGAGTTGGCGGTTTCCGGCGTCAACAGCTGGGCCGTGATCTCACGGAACATCGAGTTGAACGATGTCGCAATGCTGACCGTGAGCCCCTTGATCATTGGCTGGTACTGCGCGGTCAGGTCTCGGATCATGTCGACCGAGCCACTGAAAAACGCGTTCTGCGTTTCTCTTCGGATCTCACTGAACAGCGGCAAGAGAGCCTGAATCGCCAGCGCCGCCTGCTGTGCGTTCGGCGCGAGATCCTGAATCTCCTCGGCGAGCTTCTTGACGTCGCCGGATACGATCGCGTCGAGGACGTCTCCGAACCCGGTGAACGCCAACACCAACGTGCCGATGCCGGCTGCTGCCGCGCCGCTGGCTGCGGGCAGCAGCCAGAGCGATTGGACCGCCGAGCCCACCGCGCCCGCCGCCAGCGTCGCTCCGGCGATGATGGTCGAGAACACCCCAGAGGAGAGCTGGGGCGCGAAACCGGTGATGGCCCTTCCGAACGCGCCGACGGCTGCCAGCGGACTAGTCAGCCCGCGCCGTGCCATCTCTCGTCGGCGGCGTTCCCGCCGTTCCTCGCGCTGCTGGAGCTTCTCGGCCTCGCGATCGGCTTTCTCGCGTGCTTTGGACTCGGCTCTGTCGCGCTTCGCGCGCTCCTTCTCTTCGGCTCGTTCACGTCGATTGCGAGCCTTCTCCTCGACGCGCTCCCGCTCGTCGTAGGCCCGGTTCCGGGCTGCGGCCTCCTTGGCCAGTTCATCTTCGACAGCCCGGCGGTACTTGACCTCCTCCGCAATCTGCGCATTTGATCGCCGGAGAGCTTCTCTGACGATCTCATCGGAAGCCTTGCGCACCATGACGACCAGATCGTTGTAGCCGTCGATCTCGCGCCTACGGAACTTAGCGACAGCGGCATCCATCCGCTTCTGGTCCGCGATCCGCGCATCGGCGATCCTCCGCTGCGCGAGCCCTAGTTCCGTCTCTCGTTTGATGCGGAACCGGATGGCGATCTCGGCCGCTTTCTCGCGATCCACACGTGCCCGTATGGTCTTCTCTTCGGCAGCGCCATTCAGCTCGATCTCGCGGCGCTCGGCGCGGCGGGCATCCCCTCGCGCGCGGATAGCCTTTCGCGAAGCGTCCTGCGCGCGGGTCAGACGTAGCTGTGCGTCTTCCTCGGCCTTGATCGCCTTCGCGATCTTCTTGTGCTCGTCGGCGACGACACCGGCCTCTTTCGCCAGCTCCTGGTACGGCTTCGAGCTGACTTTGTCTATGTCCTTGTTGATCTCACGGATCTGTTTGTTCAGATTCTTGAGCTCGGGTAAGACGGCGACGTGAATTTCCTTGGTGAGCTGTCGTTTTAGGTCGTCGCCATTGATGGCAGCGTCAAGTTCGACCTTGCCGACAGTCGTCACCGCTGCAGGCTAGCCAGAGGGAGTGCTACTGCTCGGCGCCCTCTTTGCTCTCGTTCACCGCCATACGCACAACGGCGCCCATGATTTCACCGATCGACGCCTTGGTGTACTCAGGCTCGTCCGGGCTGATCAGACGCGTCATAATGCGGTCGTAGGTGTCGGGCCCGAGGTGGCGATCCATGAAGAGGCTCGTTATATCGGTCTGACGCTCGGGATCGATGAACTTGCCGCTGGAGAGCTGGAAAGCCGCTAGCGCCTGGATCGTTGGCTTTCGCACTGCGAGGTTGTCGCCCTTGTACTCCAGCCGCTCGTACGGCCAGTCCGGGTCGAGCGGCTCAGGCTTTTCGAGCTGGTCCTCCGTCTTTTCGTCGGCCACGGCGATCTCCGCGCCGGTAACGTTGTCGGGGTCGTACGGGTTTTCGGAGGCAGCATCGGCTGCGGTCTCGGAGGCCATGTCGCAGACCGTAGGAAGCATGGGTGCATTCACCGCTTGCGCACCGCGGTGTAGCCGGTGACGTCACGAGCAGCCTTGAGTAGAAACGGCTTCGGGCGGGAGCCGGGGTGGCGCACGCTCGGGCCGATGAACAGGCTGCCGTTCTCCGAGTAGCCACCGGTGAAGTGAACCGTCTTCATCGCCTTGTCCGCGGTGGTGAATCGGCCTGCGGCATCGTGGTGCAGGGCCTTGGTGAAATCCCCGCGGCGTACCCAGTAGAAGCGGAGCATGCCGGTCGGATTCTCCGGTCGCGCCCGAATCACATGCGCTCTGGTGCCCTCGTGAACGAACCGCGCGTAGGGAGCGATGGGTCCACCAGCTCTCACCGAACCTTTGACCGAGTGCTGGTTGACGTCGCGGATAGGTGTGCGCTCGATTGACCGCGTGAGGTTGCCGGTCTTGCTGTACGGATGGTTGATCCGCCGACTGGTGATCGCCTTGGCCTGTAGGACTATCCGGTCGAGGATGCGCGCGAGCTGTGGGCGCATGCCCTTCTTGGCGACGATGTACAGCTTGCGGTCGTCGATGTCTATGCGAATGCCGTCGTGCTTCCACGACGAGCGGACCTCGGACGGTCTACGTGCGCGGGCCACGGCTGCGCGGCGCCTTCGGATGTGTGGTCGTTTCGATCTGCGGGTCGCCCGGTTCCGGGTCAGGGCCGCCGTCCTGTTCTTCGTCAGCGGACGCCGAACCGACCTCCGGGTCAGCTGGTGCCTCGACGGGAGCTGCCTCGTCGTCTTCGACGCTCGTCGGACCGCTGACTATCCTGACGTACCCGAAGCTGATCAGACGCGCGATGCGCGAGGTGTAGGCGACTGTGGCCCGTTTCCCGCGTGCCAGCACTCCCGCGGCCGGGGTCTCTGTGCCCTCAATGGTGACCTCGCGCATGACATTCCTCTCGTTAGAAGCCGACCCGGATCATGCCCGACCAGGCGGAAACGCCACCCTCGGGACCGAACGGGATGATGCTCTCGGTGGACACCTGAAACCCCTTGGCGACCAGACGTCTTGTCGCTGTACACATGATCTTCTCGATACGCCAGCTGTCATCGAGGCCGACCTCTGCCTCGCGTGCAATGGTGGCCCAGTCGGTCTCCGCCTCCATAGTGGAGCATCTGCCCACCCCGATCTCCAACACGATAACCGGTCGACCAGAGCAGTTTCCGACGTTGGGCGTCTCTTCGGGGAAAGACATTGTGCGGTAACGCATATCCAGCCGAACCCACAGGAACGGTTGAGCGCAGCTCTCGCCATTGACGGTGTGCGCGTCCCATGCCGCCAGCGGTGCGCCCGACCAAGCAAAGAACCGGACATCTGAGGATCCGCCACCGATCGGTGGGCACTCGGCGTCTGGATCGAAGGCGAGCCTGACCACGTTCATTACGTCCGTGATGATCTCGGACGCCTGGTCCTCGCACCGGGGATTTGGTTCGGTCATAGGACTTTCGGCCCCTGCATCAGCTGATTCGGGTTCACCGCGGCGAGCCACTGGTCAACCTCCGGCAGGCCGGTCTTACCGGCGGCGTAGATCCGAGACGGGTCAAAGGAATGCGTGACGCCGGTACGCGTGGTGGACACGACGGTGCGCGGAAGGCGGCAGTTGTTCCCGGAGCAGGCGTTGATGAATTCCTTGGCGAGCATCCCGACGAGGATGGGAACGCCGGACGGTACCGGCTCGCCTCGGGTGTATCGGACCGACCACGTTCCCGGCTCCCCCGTCGGAAGGGTGTAGTTCTGCGCTGGCCACGACTTTCCACCGCGACGGTAGAGAACATCGCCTTCCAGCACGTATTCGGCGGTATCCAGCACGTCGGCGCCAATCGTCACGCTGACGATTTCCCCTGCGGGACCGGGCAAATGGACCATGCTCGGACCAGAAGTTCGGCAACGCGAGTGGCACCCGCAATGCATGTTGCGCCAGGCGCCAGCCTCGAACACTGGAATGAACGGGGACACGGGGTCACCGGTGTAGTAGGTGTGGAACGGCAGTTGTGGAGCTGGCGGGCAGGGTCGCGCGACGACCTCGCACTGACCGAACCGACGAGCCGACAGCGACCAGAGCACCTCGATCGCCATGTCCTCGGCGGCGTTCTGGATGGCCAGCTTGGCGTTGTATGTCGGGTCGTCGACGTTAGGCAGCGCGGGAAAGGAGCTGCGGTCCACGATCCACGAGCAGGTCATACGGCGACGATAACTACCGACCGTGCTCGCCTCTGAGAGTTGACTATACCTAGCACCATAGGTAATGTGGATTTTGTCAGGCAGGGAACAAACCCACCGACGAAGGGAAGGAACCCGTGAGCACAGCTCTATCTTCATACCGCATCCGAAGCGATCAGAAGCAAGTCATCGCAGATCAGATCGGTACCCCCACCATCTGCTCGGTCAGCGGGGGCCGCATCATCGGTATCGCCGACGGCATCGAGCTTCCGGTCAGCAACGGCTTCTTGGTGCGCGTACAGCTCACCGCTGCGGACGACTACACCGTCACTCGGATTTTCAAGCGCAAGGCGAAAGGCGTTGCGGTCGAGTACATCCACGGGCAGGCCACACGAATCTACTGCGAGCAGCTGCGCGAGTTCGTCTACCACGCTGGCATGTTCCGCAGCTTCACTGCCGAGGAATGGCCTCGCCAGGCAGCGGAGGAACTGCGTCGATGAGCGACACCGCCACTCTCGAACAGCTCACTGACCACAGCCCGTTCCGCCAGAAGGTCAACCGAGACCTTATGGTCGCGTGGATCAGCACCGACCTAGTGAATCGGGCGTGGGGCGACGTTCGCACGTCGACCGTGTTCTACGACGACGCAAAGGTGTTCGTCACCGCGCTGCCCCGAGGCAGCGCATCCCCCGAGATCCTCGCGAAGCTCCACGAGGTCGGCGTCCGGTACTGGTCGCAGGGGGTGCTCTGATGATCGTCGACACGGCTAACCCCGAAGTCAGCGAGGCTCTTGCGCGCTGGATACGGGCGCGTGAGGAACTGCGCGAAGTCAAGAGGGCGATGGAAAGCGCCAATGGCGACGAACTCGGCGATCTGGACGAGAAGGAACTCGACTGGCTCGACGACCTCAAGGATGTCGGCGATGCGCTCGTGGCATTCCTCGCACCCACCGCCCACGACCGTGAGCACCATCTGTCACTCAACCCGGAACGCGCGGAGCTGGCCGTATGAAGATCATCACTCCGCTGGAAAGCGACGATGGGCACACTCGCGTCCACATCCGGGCACGAGGTCTCGACGGAACCGCCAAGGTCTCTCTGCGACTACACACAATCAAGTCCGAGCGCCGGTGGGGAGAGGGTAAAGCACCGGATGTCGTGCTCCCTGAAATCGTTGCGGTCGCACTGGTGCTGTCATTTGATCCCGACGAGCTGACCGTCAATGGGAAGACGTACACCCGCTGGCAACATGTCGCCTACGAGCCTGAACGGCCCGACAAATGGAACGACGAGCATAGAGAGGTGCTGACCGAGAGCGGTATTCAGCAGATTGGATACGTCTCCAGATGTCACAACTACGGCGAACTCACCGATAGCGCGCGAGAAAAGCTCAAGTCGATCCCACAGCACCTGGTCGATGACTATCTCACCAACGAGGCGATACAAGGCGTCCTGGTCCGAGTTGCGAAGGAACGACTGGACTCTGCGATCAAGGAACGAGAGGCAGCACAGGACGTCGAGCAGTCGGCCCGAGATCACCTCGCCGCCATGGAATCACTGCTCTAACCGCTGAAAACCCCACAGCGGCAGCACCACCCATCCCCCGAAAGGAAGTCTCTCCATCATGAGATCAGTACACAAACGGGTCGCCTATCGGCGACTCCTCGGCGCGGCGGCCGCCGGCGCCATACTCGCGGGCATCGGCATCGCGTACGCCGACGATGCCTACGCCGCCCCCGCGTGCCAGTCCCAGCCTTGGGGCTTCCTGGGCAGCCAGACGCGGACCATCTGCGACAGCCCAATTCAGAAGGACGGCAGCTGGATGCGTACCCGTGCATTCACGTGGCCGTCTCGATACGTCTCGGGCTGGTGCTCGCGCTACTACTGCACGTCGGGCTATTGGACCGAGGCGGGCGGTGTCAAGGAGACCTACCCCGTTACCCCCGACACCGTTCTATCCGACGAACCCGGACACCTGGAAGGAATCTCCGCATGAGCCTTGTTTTCACCAAGAAGTCTCTGATCACCGCTGCCGAGAAGGCGATCAAGAACCGCCAACATGAGATCGTCGCGTGGCAGAAGCACGTCGACGATGTCCGCGCAGAGCACGCTCGCGCGTGGAACGAAAAAACGCGGGACCGCATAGTCGCACTTCGTAACACCATTACTCGCGAACTCAAATCGTCCGGCCCAGTCACGATTGGCGCCATCAGAAAAGACTTTCCCAACGTTCACTACCTCTCCGACCTGTTCTACTGTGGCCCATCCGACTACGAGCTGAAAGAAAAGGTCGGGCGTAAACCCGACGAGTCCGATGTCGAGAAATACCGAGGTCTCATCGACTTGATGAAGGCCCATACCGGTGACACGATCTCGGCGAATCAGCTCAAGGTACTCGGATACACCAAGCTCACAGAGTTGTTTGATGCCGCTGTACGTGCGGGAGGGACGAGCTGATGCCCAAGATCACGATCAACATGAGCGAGCAGTGCCACACAGATGCCGTCGCCGATCGAGTACGAGATGTCGCTTCTTGGATCGAAAGAGGCTGCACAAGCGGCCATTGGGACGCCGAGAATCACTGGGAAAGTGAAGGAATCCCCCTGTAGCCTGTCGACCTCGCGGTAACGACCAGGGTTAGCGCACCAGGCGAGGATTGGGCGCGGACCAAACCTGATGGCCCTGGAGACGCGAATACCCCCGAGAGTAAACCTTCACTCTCGGGGGTATTTCGTGCCAGGACTAGACGGCAGGTGCCACGGAAACAGTGCCGCCGGTCAGGTTGGCCGCAGTCACCGTGACGGTGCCGCCCGCAGGCAGTGTGATCGTGAACGGGCCGGTGCCCGTTCCGGTGACCGTCGCGCCATCGACGTTGGCCAGCGCATTGAGCGCCGCCGCGATGGCGGTCTCAGTCGGATTGAACGGCAGGACAGTCGTATCCAGTCCACCGACGCTCAGCTTGAAGTCACCAGCCGTCGGAGCACCGGTGAAGCTCAGCGTGAACTTCGACGGTCCCTGCTCCGGCGCGATGTCCGCGGCCGGGGCACCGGCCGGACCGCCGTAGTAGTAATTCGGCGCCTGGAACAGCGTGGTGATCGCCAGCGGCACTGCGCCATTGGTGACCTCGGGTGGCGCCACCGGGGTACGGAACAGCGTGAAGTGAGACTTCTTGTTCGTCGGCACCAGCAGACGGCCGGGTGTTCCGGCAGCGTCGGTCCCGGCCACGTTGTACGGGCCGCGACCCCAGGACGGCATCGGGATGGTGATGCCGTTCATCGGGAAGGTTGCCACCTGAGCCTGAATCTGGATGTCGCCCAAAGTGTATTCGGTCGAACCGAACAGGAAGTAGCCGTAGTTGCGGCCCGAGTTGCCCTGGGAGAACACCGAATCATCGGTCGGGATGGGGCAATCGTCGTCCGACGCGCCACCGGTCCACAGCTCCACTGCCACGCCGGTCTTATCGTCGACCTCATCGGTGTCTCGGACGCCGATGGGCTTGTCATCGTGGTCGAGAATCTGCTCCCAGGAGTTCATCATCGACCACAGCTGCGGATCCACACCGCAGAATTCGGCGGCGACTGTGTACCGCTTGCGCACGGGCGGGGTGCGGTCGGAGACGCACACCTTGCCTTCGGCGTTCTGCTGCTCCAGCTCCTCGGCGTCCTTCATCACGGGGGTGAGTTGGACCGACACGAAGCCGGAAGTGACGAGTCGATTGCCGGGGCCGGCGATGGGTCGGCCGCAGCTGTTGATCTTGGTGAACCGTGCGCGAACGCCTTTCACCACCGAGAACTGAGCCATGCCAGTTTGCTCCTAGTCGTGTCAGTGAGAGGCCGAGTCCGACAGTAGGAATCAGGCGTGCATGTGGGGCTACACCTCGTCGCGCAGCTCGGGCGGCAGGGGTGGAGGTGGGGCGCCGGGCACGTGGTGAGTGGCCCAGGCCATCCATTCCCGGATGTGCCGGACCGAGGCCCGGAGCTTGGTTCGGAACTGATCGCGCTCCGCCTCGACGGCGCGCAACCGAGTTTCCAGGTCGCGAACCTTGCTGGATGTCCTTGCCTGCCAGGCGGCTAGGACCGCGACGATTGCGCCACCAACGGCCTGGATCTGATCAGGGCTCACTCTGCTGGGCCGTCCTGTCCGCCACCGCGGATGTCCTGGGCGAGTTTGAGACCCGGCAGGCCGGTACCGATGAGTCCCGCAATGGAAATCACCCATTGCAGCCCGCTGGCCGCATCCATCTTCCCGGAGACGATGAGGGCCACGGTTCCGGCGAACACGACGATGAACATGACCGCATAGACGATCAAGCGTGTGGTGTCATTCTGCGGCACGGGGCTGGGCATGTCGAGATCCCTTCTGGGGTCCGAGGATTACGCGGCGGAAGTCGTACCAACCATGTCTGTCACGCTGTGCTGGCTGCGATCTTGGCGAGGATGTCGTCCTTCTTGGTGGCCCCGTCGAGATCGATGTTGCGCTTCTTGGCGTACGCCTTGAGCTTGGGCACCGTCAGCGACGCAGTATCCCCGCCAGCCTCGGCATCTGCGTTCTCGGCTATCGCCCGCTCGAAGGGATTGGTGATAACCGTGGCGATGGTGGCCTGTCCGCCGGGCGCGTGATGCTCACGGGGCGCACCGGTGGCTGCGTAATCGGCAGGTGCGATGGTGTTTTCACGAATACGATCTTGCAGCTCAGCTGAGCCAATATCGGCGATCGGCGGCGGCTCAGGGGCATCTGCAACAGGCTTGTTCGGGCGTAGCGGGCCGCTGATAGCGGCGTTGGCACCGTCACGGCCCGCGACGTACGTGTGTCCGTCGACCGTATGCAGCGGTGCGTGCCAGTGGGTTTCATCGCCAGCGTTGGGGTTGGCCTCCACGAGGGCCTGCGCGAATCCGAGATCGGCGCGGTCAGGGAACGGGGTATCGGTCTGCGAAACCTCGTCCAGCAGGCCAGCATCCCGCGCGTTGCCCTCGGGCACGCGGTAGAGCACACGCGGCCCAGATCGGGTCATCTTCTCGACCAAATCCGCCGGCGTGTGCTCCAGCAGCGCGGCTATGCCTTGCCCTTTGCGGGATGGATCAATGAAATCGATGGTGGCCAAACCATGCTCGACGAAAACTGCGACACCCTGTGGCATTGTTACTCCTAAGAGATCTTGACGGCCGCGACGAGCTTCTCGTACCCGAGCAGGACGCTACGCTCGGCGACGGCAATGAAGTAGTTGTGCTTTTCCTCAATGGATTCCAGCGTTTGCACGTCACCGCGCCACCCGTATACCTGCGAGGTAGCGACTAGGACGTCATTGAGGCCATCGACGTACCCGCCACCGAAAATGACGGTGTTGCCGCGAGGCGTGGTAATCCCCGACAGCAGTTGGGCGTTCGAGAAGTGCGCTGACCATCCGACGCTGGCGTGGATGAAGGCCGGAGCACCGGTCTTGCCGATCGCAGACTCCAACTTGCTGAGCGCGTCAACGATTCCCGTTGCCGCCGTGGGCGTGCCCGCGTCGGCAAGCATGCGTACAGCCAGCTGGCGCTCAATTGCCATCGGGTCGTTGCGCTCCAAATTGCGCAGTGCTCGGTCGCGGACCTCTTCGCGCGAAGCTGCGGTCAGGTCCGCGTTGTAGTTGTGGTCGGCGCCGAACACCGTCTCGGGTTTAAACGCCGTCAAGTTGGTGGTGTCGGGGCGCTCGCCCTTCTTGAGTTCGGTGATGTCGTCTGGCTTGGCCGACCACGCAGCTCCCCACACGCCGAACCCCGTTGCGCTGCCGTAGCTGTGCGGCCGAATGACGACCCCGTCGTGGAGCAGGAATCGCGGTGCGTCCTCGGTGTCCGGCCAGATCACATGCTGGTACAGGCCGTCACTCAGCGGCGGCGCCTGCGGAGGATCGAAGACGATTGCGGGAAAGGCTACGGGGGAAGACATTTCACCCTCCTAGATAGGTGAAGGGCGGGTGACGCGGACGGCCTCTGGTATGTCCACGCCACCCACCCTTCGGTCTGTCGACGACCCTTACGAAGCCACCACGTCAGGGTTGGTGCCGCCGGTCAGGGCCTTGGCGGTAACCGTGACCTTGCCTCCACCGCGCGCGGTGATGGTGAACGAAGCACCGGAGCCGGTGACTGTGAAGTCATCCGCGCCGAGGTTGTCGTCCAGAGCCACCAGCGCGGCCTTGATGGTGTCCTTGGTGATGCCCGCGACTTCGATCGGCGCGGTGTCTTCACCGAGGTAGCCCAGCTTGAAGTTGCCCGCCGTCGGGTCACCGCTGATGGTCAGGGTGGTCCCAGTCGGAAGACCGGCCTGACCGGACTTGCTACCGCCGGGAGCGGTCGCGTCGAAGCTGCCGCCGAAGTCGGCCGAAGTGTCTGTGTGGGTGATGGTCACCTGTGCGCCGTACCCGCCGTTGACCTTGAGCGGGATACGCAGGTTGGCCGACACACCGCACCGCTTGCCGATCGCGATGGCGTCCTCGGTGAAGAACTCCGAGTACCGGTTGATCTGCACCAGCTCGCGCGGGTACTGGACGCCGATCTCGATGATGTTCGACAGAGACTCGAACCACGTGCCTGCCGGGTACATGATGATGTCGACGTGGCCCGGCCACCGCAGGGTGTCCAGGTGGCCCGGCTGATCCTTGCCTCGTGTCTGCCAGTCGCCTGCGAACTGGAACACGACATGGCGATCCGAGAGCCAGGTGAGAACCTGGCTGTCCGGCACGCTCTTGGTGTCGATGCCCTGCTGCATAGCCATGTCAGCGCGCAGCACCTCGAAGAACCACGACGGCGCGATGCCTTCGATGGTCGCGGTACGGCCAAGGCCGCGGTGCAGCCGCAGGTTGGTGGCGTACAGCGCGATGGCATTGAGCACGCCGCTGGTGCCGCCGACCTGCAGGTTGGCGTCGAAGATCTTGACGGGGTTGCCGCCGTTCCACATGTCGCGGATGCGACGACGGCTCATGGCGCGGAAGTGCTCTTGAGTCAGTGCGCGAAGCACGTACTCGACGGATTCCGGCCATGCCTGGCGCTGCAGGATGCCCGCCGTGACGGACCAGCCGACGGCGTTGAGGCGGATCTCACGGAACTCTTCGGGCGCGGGGATCTCGACGCTGTGCTTGAACGCCGTGGGATGTCCGTCTCCATCGACTGCTTCGAGTTCGGGCTCAGTGAAGAAGAACTCGAAGTGCTCGAACAGCGACGTCAGGTCCGGTTCGACCGGCCAGCGCAGACCACCGCGCTCGATGACGATACCCGGCAGGCTGACCAGGTCGGTCGCGTCGGGCACGTCGCAGAAGTCGTACAGCTGCACCGACGGAGAGGTCCAGCCACCGGCCGCGACCAGCGAGCCACCCGGCAGGTTCTTCTCGTTGGTCTGCTCCAAGATGGCCGCGACCAACGCCTGCTCATCGGCAACCAACGGAAGCCCACGATTGAGAGATGCCATCGGCTGCCGGAACATGCCACCATGCGGCTGAGCGGTAGGCCGATGAGAGATGTGTCCCTTGCGCACGTTGGCCAGCGCTTTGCCCATCAGGGCGAAGCCGACCTTCTTGCCGGCCATGTTCGAGTCGAATCCGGGTGCGCCCTGTGCCACGACCCAGCCGGGGCCTGTGTGCACGTCGGGAGCATCGGACGCACCGAGGCCACTGAACTTGATCGGCCGCCCATCGGGAGAGCCAGCGACCAGCGCCGGGTCTGCGCCGGGTTCGGGCTCGCCCTCGGGGGTCTCGTCGTCGGTATCGGCGTTGTCGCTGTCGTCGTCGGTGTCCTGGCCCTCGGGCTCGGCGATCGCAGCGCGGCTGCGATCGAGCAGAGCTACCTTGCTGGATTCCGCATTCAGGGTGTCGACCGCGTCAAGCAACTCGGTCAGGTAAGCGAGGTCGTCGGCCGACATCTCGCCGCCCTCGTCGTAGGCGGTCTGGATGGTGGTGATCTCGGCCAGCGCCTCGTCGCGGAGCTTGTTCAGCTCGGAAACGGTCTTAGGCAGCTCGGCCGGAAGCTCAAACTTCAC